GCAACGCATTCCTGCTGGCGTGCCGCACCCCGGCAATGCCAAAAGGCGGCGATACCGCCGACGATGTGATGAACGTGACCGACCCAGCATCCGGCATCACCTTCCAGATCGCGCTGTACCGCCAGTACCGCCAGGTACGTTACGAGGTTGGTGTGGCATGGGGTGTGGCATCTGTTCAGCCTGAACATTCCGCCATCATCATGGGTTAACCATAGGGGCTTCGGCCCCTTTGTTTTCAGGAGGCCCAATGGCCGGATTAACCAAAGAGCAGCGCGCGCAGCGTGAGGCTGAAAAGCTTGCCGCGCAGAATGGAGCTGAACAAACTCCTGCCCAGCAGGAACAGCAGCAGGAACAGCAGCAGGAACAGCAGCAGGAACAGCAGCAGGAACAGCAGCAGGAACAGCAGCAGGAACAGCAGCAGGAACAGCAGCAGGAACAGCAGCAGGAACAGCAGGGTATTGAGCTGGTGGTCATGGTACGTGACTCCCCAGAATTCCCTGGCGGCCCGCTGCGCGCAGATGTTCATCCTGATGAAGTGGATAACTGGCTGGCGCTGGACTGGCGTCTGGAGGAATAACCATGCTGGTTGCCGATCCCAACTCTCCAGGCTTCAACAGCTACGCCAGCGTGCCAGACCTGCGGGCATTTGCCGCCGGGCGCGGATATAGCATTCCTGCAGATGATGGTGAGTGCGGTCAGATGCTGATGCAGGCAATGGACTTTCTGGAAGGGAAGGCCTGGCGCGGTCAGCGTTCCAGCGCATCACAGCCTCTATCCTGGCCGCGTTCCGGCGTGCGCTTCGATGGTGTTGACCTGTCGAATGATGCGATTCCACAGCGCCTGATTGATGCTCAATGTCGCCTGGCCATCGAATCGCAGGAGATTGACCTCACCCCGTCGGTCGCTGGCGGTGGGGCGGTGACGATGGAGCGCGTCGAGGGTGCGGTAACAGTCCAGTATGAGCCGGGAACGAATAAAGCTTCTCCGTCATTCCCATGGTTCTATTCCGCACTGCGCGGGCTTGTAGTGGGCGGCAACCAGGTCCGGGTCGAAAGGGGGTAGCATGGCAATCGACTATCGCCGCATGCGCGCTACGGCAACGCGGCTCCTGAAGGATAACGGCAAATCCTACCAACTGACCCGAGGCGGTACCACCACCCGCGATCAGTACGGGAAAGAGATTACCACCGAGCCTGTTATCGCGACCGTTACCGGCGTTATCACTGAATATTCCACTCGTGAAATCGACGGCTCTCTGATTGCTACAGGCGATAAGAAGCTGGCGGCCACGTTTGAAACTGAGGTGCGCATCGGTGACATCATTGATATCGACGGCCAAAAGTGGCGCGTGGTACAGCCGAATCCGGTTAAGCCGGCAGACGTGTTGATCTCCTATAACATCCAGCTAAGGACCTGATATGACCAGTTCCGTAAATCAGCCGTTCCTGGCTGCTATTCAGCTGTTCGTTGATGGCTCAAAGCAGGAGATTAACGAGGCGGTGCGCCGGACGGGTATCAAAATCCTGGGGAGATTGGTGGAGATGTCACCAGTCGGGCAGCCGGAGACCTGGCAAGTGAACCAAACGGCCTCTGCTTATAACACTGCAGTGCGTGAACACAATGCTGCCCTTCGCGATGATCCTGCCAACCTGACCAAATCGGGACGACTTAAGCGCGGTTTGCGTGTAAACGACTCGATGGACATCAAAAAGCCTGAGGGCTATGTCGGTGGTCAGTTCAAGAACAACTGGTATGTCGGGTTCGATAGCCAGCCAACAGAGACGAACGATACCCCGGACGCTTCGGGGCAGGGGTCAAACTCCCGCGGTCTGGCGGTGCTTGAGGTGTTCAGAGTAGGGCAAGTGAGCACGATTTACTTCACTAACAACCTGCCATATGCCCAGGCACTGGAGAACGGACATTCAAACCAGGCGCCCGGCGGTATGGTCGGGTTGACCGCATTGGATGCAGCCCAATACTTCCGCGAGGCAATGAACGAGGTGCGCAATGGCCGGTGACCAGTCCATGCGAATAGCTGAATTGCTGGAGAGCCGGGTGGCGATTATCGCTGAGTCGCTCGGATTGCCTATCGCCTGGCCAAACATCGCCTTTACCCCGCCTGATGATGCCCCTTACGGGCGCGTTTATGTCTTACCTGCGCAAACCGTGGGGCAGGACCTGGAAGGTCAGTTGCGTACATACCAGGGCATACTCCAGCTTAATATCATTGCACCAGCAGGTAGCGGTGTGACTCTGGCCAGAGGGTTGGCAAAGTCTGTCGCAGATGCTTTTCCCGAAGGGCTCCCGCTGGTGGATGGTGACCTGACCGTTTATATCAATGGCCCGCCGCAGGTGCGCCAACCTATACAGGATCGCCCCACATCATCACCCAACGGCACTACCGGCTCTATCACCTACACCACCCCTGTCAGCATGCAGTACCGCGCTGATTACTGACCCGCCGCCCGGCGGGTTTTTTATTACCTAAATTCAGGAGAGTGCTATGGCATTCGCAATCCCTAACGGCTCGCGTGTGAACGTGGCCAAGGCCTATCAAGCCCCGATCACCTTTACCGCAGCCTCTAACGCGACGGAATGCGAACTGACCGTTGCATCCGCTGCTGGCATCCTGGCTGGCGATGTTGTCCAGGTGAGTTCAGGCTGGTTAAAGCTCGATAACATGGTGCTGCGCGTCAAATCGGTGACCAGTAATAAAATCGTGCTGGAAGCATTCGATACTACCGACACCACCAAATTCCCGGCAGGCACTGGCGCGGGCACGCTGCGCAAAATCGACTCATGGATCACCATGCCTCAGGTGATGACACTATCAACTGAAGGTGGTGACCAGCAGACCATCAGCGTGCAGTTCCTGGAAGATGACAAAGCGCGAACCATCCCAACGTTTAAAAACGCGGTGGTTCAGGTTTACACCTTTGCACATGACCCTCAACTGGCGATCTACAAACGCCTCATTGACCTGGATGACTCCAGCGACACCACCGCGGTCTGGTTCCATAACCCACGCGGCAAAGCCGATCGTTTCTACTCAGCCAAAGTCTCGTTCCAGCGCGTGCCGCGCACGGAAATCAACGCCGTGGAAAGTAACGAGGCGCGCATGAACTTCGAGTCGGACATGCAGATTTACCCGATTGCCGATTCATCCGTGACGCCGCTGGCGTTCCTGACTGATCTGCCATCAACCAAAGCAGTTAGTGTTGGAGGTGCGCTCGATTTAGCCGTTGTTATGCAAGGCGGATCAGCCCCTTACACCTACGTGTGGAAGAAAGGAAGCTCCGCAATTCCGGGCAAAACCGCCTCGACGTTCAACATTCCATCTGTGGCATCCGGTGATGCTGGCTCTTACACCTGCGAAGTCACTGACGCGGCGGGCAAAACCATCACCTCTGCTGCTTGCACCGTCACGGTCAGTTAACCACTCGAGCCCGGTACGCCGGGCTTTCTTCGCTACTGAAACCAAAGTCTTTCTTAGGAATCGAAATGACCAAATTTTCCCTGATCCCCAACCCAACTTTTTCTGTGACCGCGAGCATTCCGCGCGCTGGCGCCGAAGACGGCAAGCTGACGTTCACTTTCCGCCATAAGACGCTGGAAGAGTTGCGCTCCATGGACGAGAAGCTGCAAAAGGCCGCCGAAGGTAAAAAGGATGCTATCGCGCCGCAGGCCGACTACCTCATGGAAATTGTCGAGGGGTGGGCGCTTCCCGATGAGTTCAACCGCGAAAACGTTATTGTCCTTCTGCGGAACTATCCACGCGCGTTCGACAGCATCGGGCTGGCATATACCAAGGAGCTGATGGGTATCCGCGAAAAAAACTGAGGCAGGTCGCCGCAGCGTTGTATACGCCGGGTCCGACGCTTGCGGAGCTGAGCGCTTTTGGTTTGACGCCTGAGGACGTGGAGGAAGAGGTGGGGATCCTGCCCTCTGTGTGGAAGTCTTTCACCATCTTCTCTGCCCTGGCAACCCAGTGGCGCGTCGGCGCGAGCGGGGCGACCGGCCTTGATTATAACGTTCTCCCCTGGATGTTCGAGTTACACGGGGTTGAGGATGCGGCGGCCTGCATGGCTGACCTTCAAATTATGGAAAGCGAGGCTCTCAAGGTAATGCATAAGGAGACGAAATAATGACAGACCAGATCGCCTCGATTACTTTGCGGGCCGATGTTTCTGACCTGAAAACAGCCAGCAACGAACTGGATAAACTCGGCCAGGCGGCGGCCGGTGCTGTAGATAAAGCAGATGATCTGAATAGCGTGTTTCGCGCTGGCGCTGAATCTGCGAAGCAAGGCAGCGAAGGACTCAAAGAGCAGCAGAACGCGCTCAAAGGGCTGCTGGAGAATATCGACCCGGTTACCAAGGCCTTAAACCGCCTGGATGAGCAGCAAGAATCGCTGCGGAAATTCCAGGCCAAAGGTTTCCTGGATACCGATGATTTTCAGCACTACAACAAAATTCTGGACGACACCCGGCTTAAGCTTACGGATACAGGCGAAGCGGCTGCGCGGGCTCAGGCAGAACTCGCGGCTACTCAGGCGGCAGAGAAGCAGTCCGCAGCGTTAAAGAATCTCCTGGGTTCCATCGACCCGACAATCCGTGCGTTCAACTCACTGGATGAACAGCACGCACAGCTGGTGGCCCATTTCGAAGCAGGGCGCATTAACGGCGCGCAGTTCGAGCACTTCAATAATATCCTTAACCAGACACGGCAGCGCCTTTCCGGTGTGGCTGATGCTCTTCCTGATGCATTGTCCAGACAGGAGACGGCTGCGCGTCGCGCTGGTATTTCAGTTGGTCAGTACAGTGCTGCAATTGGTATGTTGCCCGCGCAGCTTACCGACATCGCCACGCAGCTGGCTGGCGGCCAGTCTCCGTTCCTGATCCTGCTGCAACAGGGCGGGCAAATTAAGGATTCTTTTGGTGGATTAGGCCCAATGCTCCAGGCTTTGCGGGACGCATTGTTTGGGTTTAACGAAGAGAGCAGAGAAACATCCGAGTCGGCAGCAGGCATTAGTGACGCTGCTGAAGGACTTAACAACACCAGTGAGGCAGCGGAGAAGCTGGGGCGGGCGGGTGGCCTGTTAAATACCTTTAACCTTGCGATTGCTGGCTCGGTGGGTTTGCTGGCTCTTCTGGCTGGGGCTGCCTACAGTTCATCCCAGCAGTTCGACAATGTTGCCAGATCGCTCATTTTGATGGGCGGGGCTGGCTTTTCCTCCATGCAGCAACTGAACGACGCGGCAAAAGATGTTGCTGATAACGCTGGTGCTTCTTTGGCTGAGTCTGTTGATACCCTGGTCCAACTAAACGACACCGGGAAGTATACCGCCGACCAGATGACCAAAATTGCCAAATCCATTCTGGCTATGGGTGATGCAGGGCTGGATACGAAGGCTGCGCTAGCGGATTTTTCACGACTGGCAAACGATCCTATTAAAGCCCTGGCGAGCTTGAACCAGCAATATGGCTTTGTTGATGAAGCCATGATGAAGCACCTCATTACCCTGGAGAAAACGAAGGGGAAAACAGCAGCGGCAAATGAAGCTATAACGCTTTTTGCCGACACCATGGAGGATCGCAGTAATAAAATTGTAGAGGCTACCGATAATATCGGGCAGGCGTGGAACGGGCTTAAAGCTTTCTCCTCCGACATTTTCGGTCAAATCGGGGTTACCGTGCGCGCCTGGGGAAACCAGATCATCGATATCTTCGAACTTGTTAAAGCTTCGATTAAAGACCTCTTCCTCAACATTACTTCACTGGACGCCAAATTCACCGGCACTATTGCTGGCTGGGCTGAAAAAATCCCTGGTGGCGGGGCGCTGGCTAATTTTCTTGGCATGGATGTAGAGGCCATGAAGAAGGCCGGGGATGAAGCGGACAAAGAGATTGAGGCGAACAAAAAACGCTATAACGAGCTTTGGAAGCGCGTCACTGCGCCTAACGCACAGGCAGATTATGAAGCCGAAGCGCGAGGTGCCAGCGTTAAAGGGGAGGGGGGATCGAGCCGCGAGTCGAAGGACGCAGTATCGAAGCTTGCCGAAGACTCTGCCAAAAAGACCAAAGAGGCCAGGGCTACGCTGGATGCTGGCGATCGCACCCTGGAGAATTACCGCGCCCAGGCCAGAACGCTAACTGAAACCCTCGAAACCCTGCGGCAGACTGGAGAAACCCACGCCAAAAATACCGAGTTCAGTAAACAGCAATCCCACTTTGCTGAGCTGGATGAGGCCGCCAAAACCCGCGCACTGACCGCTCAGGAGAAATCTCTCCTGTCGAGCCGTGAGGCTATTCTGAATGCTGCCAAGGTAGTGGATCAGAAGAACAAGGAAGTAGAGGCCCAGCAGAAGATTAACGGCCTGGCGCAGCAGGCTAATAAGTACGTCACTCAGATGTCGGAAAAGACCGATGCTTTACGTGATAGTGCAGGCCTCAGCAGTCGTCAGACGCAGCGCTTGATGGAGGAGGCGCAACTTCGTCAGGGCTGGCTGAACGGAGGCGGCAAGCTTGAAGACGCTGGATATGAGAAGGAGCTAGCAGCACTTCGGAAATATTATGCTGAAGAAGATAAGCTGCGCGGCGACTGGAAATCAGGTGCTATCAGCGGCTGGAATGAGTATCTGGACGCTGCCACCAATACCTACGATGCCGTGAAGAATGTTGCCAGCTCCACGCTAACAGGCCTGAGCGACATGCTGACCGAGCTCATGACGACCGGCAAAGCATCGGTCAAAGAGTTCGGCAAATCCATGCTCAAGATGATCCTGGATGTGACGAACCGCCTCATGGTGGCCTACGCGGTGCAAGCTGCTATGGGATGGATCAGTGGGAGCGCGGGAGGTGGCGCTACACCCGGCGGTGCTTATGCCAATGCGGCCGCTGGTGTAACGTTCAATGCTAAAGGCGGCGTATACGAATCACCCAGCCTCAGTAAATATGTGAATGGCGTCTACGATTCTCCTCAATATTTCACATTCCAGGGCGCGTCGAAGTTTGCCAAAGGCGGGGTATTCGCTGAGGCAGGGGCTGAGGCGATCATGCCGCTGACGCGGGATTCTGCTGGTCGGCTTGGTGTCAGGGCGCAAGGCGGGGGCGGTGCGCAGCCTCAGGTCAATATTGATATCTACGTTGATAACAAGGGCAACACATCATCAAATACGTCCGGAGACGGCAGTGCTGCGGCGCGTGCCTTAGGCAAGGAAATTGAAGCAAAGGTTACGGAGATCCTCGTGAGGGCCGCTCGGAGTGATGGTTTCCTGGGCAAAACGTTCCAACCCAAATAAGAAACTGCTGTGATTCTGAGATGGGAATATCATCTGCACCTGGTTACAGCGACACATCCCTTGGTTATCATGAGCTAAACCATGCTAATCAAGGGGATGATAATGAAGGCGCTCAAAATTGGCCTTGCAGGGATTGTTGTTATTTACTTGCTCATCAATGCCAGTAAATCACAAGAGATAAAAAGCGAAGATATACCTGCGTTTGCTAAAAGTGAGTCAAATGTATGGATAGCTAATACACTGGGCCAGCCGGGCGCAGACGTCATCAAAAGCTCTACCTACTACCTTAAGCGTGAGATTCCAGAAGAGGATATTGTTTATGGCTATCTTTGTGGAACCATAACAACTGGCGAAAGATTCTTTACTGAGGTCTCGATCAATAAGCGCAAGCACACGTCTGGCATTTTCAAAAATATGATATTTGATAAACGCAATGCAAAGACGTTTAATCAGATCTGGAACACTGAGTGTAAGTAACCATCAAGATCACCCAACACAGCCTCGCTAACGCGGGGCTTTTTTGTCGGCGCAAGGCTCAGTCTTGTTGGTTAAAATCTGAGCGCCTCTTTCAGAGGGGGCGAAATACTACATGAAAGTCTCGAAGTGTGCATTGCCATCTGGACACGGTTTTTGTGCAAAAAGTGCTATTGAGCAAGATTTTGACCGTTTAGAGTCAACCATAGGTCCAGCCTATCTCCTGTGATCGTGACAATAGTTTACTATTACCTGAGGGGTAATTTCGGCGAAAACATGGTTAACTTGCAAAGTGGCCGCGATAAAGTTCGTCGAACATGCATCTATCTTAAGACATAGGCCCATTGCTCAAATATGACGAATGGTATTAAATTGTCCTCAACCACTTGAAGTGGTCATGAAATCTTTGGATGTGTTTACATCCTACAATTTGAGAAAGCACTGCCAAACGTGCATGAGGGTGATAATCATGGGTCACGCATTAAAAAAGGCAGATCGCTTGTACATTCCGCCTCGTGACAAATCCACGGTGGCGAAACCTCGTGCAGCGATCAGCGAAGCATGTTCACACACTGGTCAAGTTAAAAACGCCTTTGAGTTTGGGTTTGCTCGTTATGAGAAGGCGATGGAAGAACTTTCAAAGGTCTGAGTAGAAACGGATGACGATAGAGTATGTTGAAGGAGTCAATTATCTTTCCATTGACGATATCGTTTACATCAATAGGTCTCTGATCGAGACTCAGACGCCAAATGAGCCAATAGGCGTACTGAATCCGAACAACCTCAGTTCTTCACAGTCCAGACCAAGTACGATTCGATATTATGAGCAGACAGACGATATGTTTCGCCTGTCTGCTGTTCTTATTGAAAGCCTGATCCAGAATCATCCATTCGCAAATGCAAACAAACGCACCGCTATGATGGCTGGTTACGTATTCCTGTTGCTGAATGGATATGAGCTTACAGCACCCAGTGATGAGGTCGTAACCATCGCAGAGGGTTTGGCTCGTAAGGATTACTCAGTGGAAGACCTGGAAAATTGGTTATGCCACTGGTCCCGAGAGTACGATTCCAGAACGTTATGTGCAACAGGCGGAAATTCGCTTCAGGCTCTCGTGGCGACTTCACACTACATCCGAATCATATCGAATAACTGAATCCGCTAAGAGGCGGTTTTTTTGCCGACCAATACTGAATTATATAACCCGCTTCGGCGGGTTTTTTTATGGAGCAAATATGGCCGTTGAAACATACAACTGGCGATCTCAGCTCGGGGCTGGCGCGATAGAATATAGTCAAACGGTGCGTGCTGCGCAGTTTGGCGATGGCTACGAACAGGTGGCCGAGAACGGCATCAACTCCACGGCGATCCAGGTGCCAATGAAACACGTTGGCAGTGAGTCTGAGGTAAACGCAGTGCGCGACTTCCTTCTGGCTCATACCGTTAAAGCTTTTATCATCACGCCGCCCGGCGAAGCGAAGGGACTTTATCGGGTAGTCGCCGATTCCGTACGGAAAAATCAGATCAGCAGCAAGTTTGCTGAGCTGACGTTCACCATCAAACGGGCTTACGGAGTGTATGCATAATGGCATTAGTCGATCAGGCGGCGATGCTGGCACCGGGTGGCAGAGTACGCCTGGTTGAAGTTGACGCCTCAGAGTTCAGTGGCGGTATTCACCGTTTCCACTACGCCCCTTTCCCCCATACACCGGAAGAGATCGACGCTGCCAATGGTGATGAAGAAAAGCTCGGACCAAAGCCAATCGTATTCGGTGGCAATACCTACGATTTTTGGCCGTTTCAGGTATCAGGCCTGGAGCTTTCAACAGACCAGGCCGCAGAGCCGACACTCAGCGTTTCCAACCTCGACGGTCATATCACGGCGTTATGCCTGCAATTTAAAGACATGGTTAATGCCAAAGTGAGCATTATCGACACCTATTCGGTTTACCTCGATGCCGTGAATTACCCCGGTGGGATGAACCCGACCGCCGACCCGTCGGTGTTCACGCTTCAGACCTTCTGGCTTGACACGAAAACCTCCGAAGACGACGAAGTGGTTTCATGGTCACTCAGTAGCCCCGCAGACCTGCAGGGGCTTGTTATTCCAACCAGACAAATCACCTCGCTCTGCGAATGGGCGCTACGCGGGCAGTACCGGAGCGGCGATGGATGCACCTATAACGGTACGGCATATTTCGACGCGAAGGGGAATCAGGTTTCAGATCCTGCCCTTGATGTATGTGGTGGTTGCTTCAGTGACTGCCGTAAACGATTTGGCGCCGGCCTGGCTGAACCTGACGCGGCCATCCTCGACTACGGTGGATTTCCTGCTACCACTTTACTGAGCAGGTAATTATAATCTGTCAGCGCGGCTAGACTGGCCAGTCGAAGAGAGTGAACGTAGACACTCCTGCCGCGCACCATCATCTACGCAACCTGCTACGAGGTTTATATGTCACGCATTACTATTTTTCCTGGTGAAAAGTACGGCTATCTTACAATTATTGAAGAAACCAAAGCCCCTAGCCATATAAAAACAAAAGTTCTCAGATACTTTTTGTGCTCTTGTGAATGTGGTGTTGTTAAGAGCATTTCCATGGGGTCACTCCGTAGTGGCGCTGTTGTTTCTTGCGGCTGTTATCATAAGAAAAAAATAACAAAACTGCATAATGGCAAGCCAATCACAGCTTATTCAGGATATTCGTCTTGGACATCTATGCTTGATCGCTGTCGAAATCCTGCTTGCAAGGACTTTCCACACTATGGCGGGCGGGGTATAACAGTCTGCGATGAATGGAGCAACCCCGTGAATTTTGCTCATGACATGGGTGAGAAGCCTAAAGGGTTCTCAATTGAACGCATAGATAACAATAAAGGCTATTCTCCAGACAATTGTCGATGGGCAAATGCTACAGAGCAAGGTCGCAACAAGCGCAATAATCATAAAGTTGTCGTGAGCGGAGAGTCGGTAACTATGAGCGCAGCATGGCAAACAAATGGCATGAAAGAGTCAACTTTTTACAACAGACTAAACGCCGGTATGAATGCCGAAGATGCGTTAGCGAAACCTGTACGAAACCGAATCCCTTACGTAATTTTGAATGGCGAAAAAATGCAACTTAAAGAGGCCGCGTTACGGACTGGCATTAGCAAATACATTCTCAGGAAAAAGGTTAGGCCCGACCTCTCCATAACCATCTAGATAACCAAACCCGCTTCGGCGGGTTTTTTTACGGACTAACCCATGAATAAAACCATAATGGCAGCTATCCGGGCGCATGCACTGGAGGAATCCCCGCGTGAGTGCTGTGGCTTCGTTATTCAGTCAGGCCGTCGCCAGCGCTACATTCCTGTGCCGAATACGCACGAAAATCCGACAGAGCATTTTCGCATCGACGGCGAGCACTGGGCTAACGCCGAAGATATCGGGACGATTATTCGCGTCATTCACTCCCACCCTGGCGACGGTGCCCGGCCTATTCCGTCCGATCTGGACCGACAACAGTGCAATAACTCCGGCGTGGTCTGGGGCATTTACGCGCCGGACAGCGATGAATACGCCGAGATAATGCCGGAGGCGGTGCCGCTTATTGGGCGTCCGTTTATCCTGGGCTCGAATGACTGCTGGGGGCTGATTATGGACTGGCACGCCATTCAGGGCGTCACGCTGAACGATTTTCGCGTCGATTACCCATGGTGGGAAAGCCAGTACCCGGACAATCTCTATTTCGAAAACTGGGAGCGGGAAGGGTTTGTCGAATGCGACCCGTCGCCAGGCTGTATGGTCATCATGCAGGTTGAATCCAGTAAGTGGAACCACGCGGGGATCATTACCGAGGAAGGTGAACTGCTTCACCATCTGTATGGGCAGCCATCCTGCATCACGCCGTATGCGCGTGGTTATTTCAAAGACAGGACGATGATCTGCGTCCGTCACAAGGACCTGCCACAGGAGATAAAGCCATGGCGCGTTTAACCACTATTCGTCTGTATGGCGCACTGGGCGCCCGGTTCGGGCGCGTGCATAAACTGGCAGTGCAGACATCTGCCGAAGCGGTCAAAGCCCTGTGTATCAACTTCGACGGACTGGAAGACTATCTAATGAATGCAAAAAAAAATGGCATGACCTTCGCGGTGTTTCGCGGTAAGCGCAACATAGGCGTGCAGGACTTCCAGGAGCTGGCAGGCGATAGCGATATTCGCATAGCGCCGGTTATGGAGGGGGCGAAGAAGGCGGGTATGTTCCAGACCATCTTGGGGGCAGTGATGGTGGTCGCCGGTATTATCGTCGGCGTGGCGACCGGCTGGACCGGTGTAGGTCTCACCTTTGGTGCCGGACTTATCATGTCGGGCGCGTCAATGATGGCTGGTGGAATTTACCAGATGCTTTCGCCCCAGCCCAAAGGGTTACAAGGGCGAGACGATCCTGACAATAAACCCTCATATGCCTTCGGTGGCTCGGTGAATACCCTTGCGATGGGTAACCCGGTGGCGCTTCTTTATGGTGAGCGCGAGATTGGCGGCGCCATCATCAGTGCCGGCATAGTCGCAGAAGACATCTGAAAACTCCTTTCTGAATATCAAGCACCCAGTCGGGTGCTTTTTTTATGGATGTAATATGGAAGCGATCACTGGTGCAAAGGGTGGCAGCCAGAAGCAGCACACACCTGTAGAACAACCTGATTCGGCGCAGTCAATGGCGCGCTGCCGCATGCTGCTGGCGCTCGGGGAAGGTGAGTTTGCTGGTGGTCTGGATGCGACCAGCATTTTCCTGGACGGTACGCCGCTGGGAAACGCCGACGGAACAATGAACTTTGAAAACGTTTCCTGGGAATTTCGGCCGGGAACACAGACCCAGACGCCGATTCCGGGTTTTCCCGCAGTGGAGAACGAAACTACGGTTGGCGTATCTCTGACAAAAGCCACGCCCTGGACGCGCGCGCTGAGTAACACTCAGATTGACGCTGTGCTCGTTCGCATTGGTATTCCGGGTTTGCAGCAGCAGGAAAACGACGGGGATATTGTCGGCACTACCGTAAAGTACCATATCGATCTTGCTGTAGATGGTGGTGCGTTCTCTACGGTCATGACAAGAACCGTGACAGAGAAACTCAGTTCTCTCTATGAACTGACCCATCGCATTAATCTTCCGAAAGCCAGTACAGGCTGGCAGATTCGCGTGGTACGCGACACCGACGACAGCACCAGCCAGATGTTACAGAATAAAACGCAGGTACAGGCAATCACTGAGGTGATTGATGCGCGCCTGCGCTATCCCCATACAGCGCTGCTGTATGTGTCGTTCAACGCCAAATCGTTCAACAATATCCCGAAGGTTTCCTGTAAACCTAAGGGGCGCATTATCCGCATCCCTTCGAATTACGATCCGATAGCCCGAACCTATAGCGGCACATGGGACGGGACGTTTAAGTGGGGCTGGACGAATAACCCAGCATGGATCTGGTTCGATGTGCTCACTGAGCCGCGTTTCGGACTTGGCCGCCGCGTGACGCCAGAAATGCTCGATAAATGGGAGCTTTATCGCATAGCGCAGCGCTGTGATCAGCTTGTACCAGATGGAAAAGGCGGTAGCGGCACAGAGCTGCGCTTCATGTTTGACGTGTACATTCAGGCGCAGGCCGACGCCTGGCAGGTGATCAAGGATATCGCCGCAGGCTTTAACGGCATGACGTTCTGGGGCAACAACATGTTCAATGTTGTCTCGGACATGCCGGCGGATACGTCGAAGCTGCAAATCCTTACCCGCGCTTCGGTGGTGGGCAAGCCGGTTTACTCGAGCGGCAGTGAAAAGACCCGCTTCTCCAGCGCGCTGATTAACTTCAGTGACCCTGACAATCACTATCAGGACCGCACCACGGCAGTGATGTTTCCGGAACTGGTGAAGCAGTTCAAGTTTAAGCAGACACAAATCACTGCGATCGGTTGTACGCGTGAGAGCGAGGCGCAGCGGCGTGGCGGGTGGGCGGTGTATTCCAACTCCCTTGACCGCATTATCACGCTTCAGACTGGACTTGATGGCTTTGTATTCGTGCCGGGTACCGTATTTGCGTTTGCAGATGAACGCCTGTCAGGGCGCGTTTACGGCGGGCGTATCACCGGGTATAACGCTGGTCTTAAGGCCGTGACCACTGACCGGGGCACCAGTGCGGTGGCGGGCGATACGCTGATGATTCGCACCCAGGGCGGTACCGTCGAAAGCCGGGTGATACAGGCCGTAAATGGCACGCAGCTGATCGTGTCCACGCCGTTCACGGCGGCGCCATTACCTAATGCCGTGTTCGTAATTGATGCTGGTCAGCTGCGCCTACAGTATTTCCGGGTAACGAACCTAAAATTTGATGATGAGGAAAATACCTTCACCATTACCGGTGCGGAGTATAACGCGTCGAAATACGATGCCGTTGATAACAACGCTCGTCTTGATACTCCACCGATAAGCCTGATTCCGACCGGGCTCGTGAACCAGCCGACCAACATCATGGTATCGAGCTATGATGCGGTTCGCCAGGGGCAGCGCGTGGCCACGCTAACCGCCACATGGGATGCGCCAGTTGATAAAGACGGCAAACTGCAGTCGGACGTCATCGCATACCGGGCACAGTGGAAACGCGGAAATAACGAATGGGTAAACGTGCCTGAAACCGGGTTGCGAAATATCGAAGTGCCTGGCATTTTCGAGGGCGATTACCTTGTGCGCGTCCGTGCGATTAACTCTGTGGGAGCGTCCAGCCTTTGGGCCACCTCTGCGTTGACCCATCTTACCGGCCGCACCGGTGACGTGCCCAAACCTGTCGGACTAACTGCAACAGAGGATATTGTATTTGGGATCAACATTACATGGGGTTTCCCCGCAGATACCGCCGACACCCTGAGCACGGAACTGCAATACAGCGCTTCAGTCGATGGGGCAAATCCAATGCTTTTGGCGTCGGTGCCGTATCCTCAGAAACTCTATCAGCAGATGGGGCTGAAGGCAGGGCAGGAATTCTGGTACCGGGCACGGCTGGTTGACCGCATCGGGAATCAGAGCGAATGGACCGACTGGGTGCGCGGGCAGGCCAGCATCGATGTTTCCGATATCACGGATGCAATCCTTGAAGACATCAAAAGCTCTGAAGTCTTCAAGGACCTGATCGAGGATGCCGTGGCCAGCAGTGAAAAACTGGCGGAGCTGTCCGATGCAATTAAGGAGAACGCCGATGGCCTGGCTGCTGCCGTGGGTTCGAATAAGCAGACCGCCGAAGCAATTATCGGCAATGCTCTGGCAATTGCTGATGTTGTTGTGCGGCAGACTGCGCAGCAGGGCGCAAACTCTGCGACATTCGAACAGCTCCGGGAGGTGATCGCCACTGAGACGGAGGCGCGAGTTACTGATGTTACCCGTCTTGAGGCAAAAACTGCGCAGAATGAAGCCGGTATTACTGATGTTCGCCAGGCATTAGCGACGGAAACTGAAGCGCGCGCTTCTGCGGTAAGCCAATTGACTGCTGCCACGCAGGCCGCCTCTGATAAAGCTGATTCAGCTGCTGCTGTAGGTGCTCAGAATACAGCATCAATCACTGATCTTAGCCAGGTAGTCACGGACCTCGATTCCTCAATGGCATCACGTCTGGAAGAACTGGGTGCACAAACTGATAAGGCCAGCGGCGGTATTCAAAACAATGCTATCTCGCTGATCACCAGCACGCTCGCTCAGGTTAACCAGCGTAACCTTCTGAGCGTGCAATATGGCGATAACAAAGCCGGTATTGAGCGGGTCGATAATGTAATGGCCGATGCCAGTAAAGCTGTTGCTGAGTCGTTGCGCACCCTTGACTCCAGTGCCGGTGGAAACACCGCGAATGTCACTGATCTGTCAAAGACGCTTGCTGACTTCACACAGGCTTCGGCAACTCAGATCAATTCGCTGAAGGTCACTGTAAATGGCCAGCAGGCCGCTATTGTCCAGAATGCTCAGGTATCAGCTGACATCAACAATAACCTGAATGCGATGTACAGCATTAAGGTTGCTGTTGATTCTAATGGTAATCAGTATGCAGCAGGGATGGGGATTGGTGTTCAGAATACGCCATCTGGCATGCAGTCGCAGGTTCTCTTCCTGGCTGACCGCTTTGCTGTGATGACTCAGGCGGGAGGGACTGTGACTCTGCCGTTTGTTATCCAGGGTGGACAGGCTTTCTTTAACGATGCGTTTTTCCGCAACGCCAGTATTGAGTTCGGGAAAATCACTGATTCACTGAAGTCGGATAATTTCGTTAGCGGCTCGGCTGGCACTGGCTGGAACCTGCCGAAAAGTGGCAACGCTGAGCTGAATAACGTCACGATCCGGGGAACGGTATACGCCACTAACGGCAGCTTTAAAGGTACGGTAGAGGCGACAACTTTTGTTGGTGATATTGCAAACGTGGGGATTGGCAGTGACGTCAATATTTCTGGCGGCGGGGTTGCGACAAAAACAATCACGTTTACGGATTCCTCATCAGCGGCACTGAGTAAATCAGCACTTCTTGAGGCGCTGATTTATGTTTCTTCAGTGACTGGCACCACAACGGTCTCCATCACTCTCAGCATCAACGGGAATACACGCGATTTAGGCACAATCAATGTGCCAGCCGGGAACAGTGGGCTCTGGATGACCGTAAGACATGCAGTGAAGGGGATTACCTCAGCCACTGTAACCGGCGTCATAACGGTTACCGGCACCGGGACGGCCAGCAAAATCATTTCATCCCCGACATTAACAATTACCCGCGGTACTGGCTCTTTTGCCTGACCTTCTGATATTCAACCTGATTTATAACCCGCTTCGGCGGGTTTTTTATTGCCTGGAGAAAACATGATTTATACTACTGGCACTATCGCCATCAGCGGAAACACCCTTACAGGTACCGGCACAAACTTCACTGCTGCTGGTTCTCTTATTCGTAACGGCTGTACCGTTATTGCAATGACCAGCCCTGTGCAGGTATTTCAGATTACCACCATTGGCAGCGCAACAAGTCTCACCGTTACGCCAGCTGCTAACCCTGCAATCCCTGCTGGAACAAAATACGCCATTCTTCTCAGCGACAGCCTGAGTGTCGATGGTCTGGCGCAGGATATTGCTGAAACATTCACGATGTACCAGCGCTATATGAGCGGTTTCGCGGATGTGATGAACGGCACCACAGATGTCACCATCACGATTAACGGTGCGGCCGTCACGGTACCGGGTCAGAAGTCGCTGGCTAAAAAAGGAGCCAACAATGATATTACAAGCCTGAGCGGGTTGACCACGGCGCTAAGTATTGAACAAGGTGGCACTGGAGCAAAAGATACTTCGGGAGCGCTTGCCAACTTCGGGATAAAGACTGCAGCGATGCGTGATGTCGGAACTGGCCATAATCAAATACCCGATATGGGGGGGTTTTCAGTATCACTGGGGGTTAATGGCTGGGCAAAATTACCTAATGGTTTGATATTCCAATGGGGCTCCGCAGGCCCATTAACCCCACAAAACCCTGATGCAATAGCGAATTTCAATATTACATTTCCAAATAAATGTTTATTTATTACTGAACATGACCAGGGGAATGCAGCTCGAAAAACTGAAGTTCAAATTGGTTATTTAACAAATACAGCTTTCACTTTATATAATTTAGGCATTCTGGACAGGACAGCTCCGACCGGACTCCAGCCACCGATTACGGCATATGTCCCCTGGTTTGCGATAGGATATTGATATGAGCAATTACGTTTATAGCCCTAAAAATAATGCATTTTATGCTGTGTCGCTAAAGGATGCGTATGAAATGGCAGGCTCCTGGCCTGACGACAGTAGCGATATTAGTGATGAGATGTTCATTGAATTTACCGCGAGCGCACCTGAAGGCAAAGTGAGGGTCGCCGGAGATGACGGCATGCCGGTATGGGCTGATATTCCACCCAAGACTCCCGAGCAGTTGCAGGTTCAGGCTGAAAAAGAGCAGCAGCATTTACTTAATACTGCCAGCGTCATTACTGAGGACTGGCGCACAGAGCTGGCTCTTGGAATTATCAGCAATGATGATAAGGCTAAATTGACTGCGTGGATGGGGTATATAAAGCAAGTTAAGTCCGTCAAGATTGAGGAAGCCAAAGAACCGGGATTCAGCTGGCCTGAACAGCCGGCAATGTAAACCTCCTTGATCTGCACACCCTTTAAAACTACTGTATATAAAAACAGCAAAAGGAGTGCAGATCATGCCCCGCAAATCAGACATTCACAGCGCATTTGTCGCTGCCATACACCTAAACCCTAAGGGTTATCAGTGCCTTCGCACCGACGACTTTATCCGAGAACTGCGCGCCAGAAACTGGCATTTCAGCCAGAAAGATGCCAACGAGTGGATTGAGTATTATCAGGAGTTCTTCGTCGACAAGACGCCGGACAACAGCGAAAACCGTCTCTGGATGCTCCGCAACATGGGGAGGGTTCACTGATGGGATTTGCATCACCAGCAGCTGATTACGTTGAGCGCCAGCTCACCCCCGAAATTCTGTGCAACATGGGCGCCGATAGCAGGGTTCTTGAAACTGATATGGGATTCGCGGTTATCGAGCCTGTAGTGATGAAGACGCCAGGAGATGTGTTACTGATTTTGTGCGACGGGCACACACAGTTTGCCAAGCTGATGGGGCGATCGCTCATAACAGACGACGGCGAACCGATCGAAGGGTCTGCTCTGGAAGAAGTTGAGGTATTGGGTAGAGTGACGTTCTTCATCAACCGTGCGCTGGGCGATGATGAATGCCCAACAATTTAATTTTCATTGCTTAACCGTAGGCACTCGTTATCACACGATGAACAGGAGATCGTATGCTGACGATTTGGGCGCTACAGTGTAATATGCATGCCAGTCGTTGATGGGGTAGTTACTGTGGAGTGTCCACCGCTGTGTCCATCAAGAAGATTTAATCCGCATAGCGAGTAAATAAATTCATACATATGAAGAACATAAGAAATTTCTCCATCATTGCTCACATCGATAATTGATACCCCGCCAGCCCCCGCAAACCTCCGACAAAAACACCTCAAGATCCCCATCAAATCAGCCTTTCCTAAAACAATACTGTTTGCATGTACAGTCAACCTACGACATCATAAGTCATGGTTTTTGTGTCCACCAGCGCGTCCATATCCTATGATGGACACATCACCTCCCGTTCTGATGGACACACGCAGGGACAAATCATGGCTATTTCAGATAGTTATCTAAAGTCGTGCCTTGGGCGCGAACGAGACAAAGTTGAAGAAAAGGCAGACCGTGATGGTCTGTGGGTACGCATCTCCAAAAAGGGGGCCGTTACTTTTTTCTACCGATTCCGCTTCCTGGGCAAACAGGACAAGATGACGATCGGCAGCTATCCGGAGTTCGGATTAAAAGCCGCGCGCGATGAAGTCGCTAAGTGGGCCGCTATTCTTGCCCGTGGCGAAAACCCACGGATCAGGCAAAGCCTCGACAAAGCCAAGATTAACAGCCAGTACACCTTCGAAGAGCTGTTTCGTGAATGGCATTCAATGGTGTGCGTTCAGAAAGAAACCGCAGGGCAGATTTTACGTACATTCGAATTGCACGTTTTCCCCAAGCTTGGTAAATACCCTGCGCATCAGCTCACGCTGCATAACTGGCTCACTGTGCTGGACCGATTGGCCCAGGGTTACAGCGAGATCACCCGGCGCGTAATCAGCAACGGCCGACAGTGTTATTCCTGGGCAGTGAAACGGCAGCTGCTGGAAGTTAACCCGCTATCAGAAATGTCTGGGCGTGATTTCGGCATCCAGAAACAAATGGGCGAGCGAACCCTAGACCGAAAAGAACTGGCGATTGTCTGGCGAGCCATTGAGGATTCCCGCCTCATTGAGCGAAACAAGATCCTCTATAAATTATCACTGATATGGGCGTGCAGGGTCGGCGAACTCCGGCAGGCAGAAGTCGCACATTTTGATTTTGAAGAAGGGATCTGGACTGTTCCATGGGAAAACCACAAGACAGGACGGAAGACAAAGAAACCAATAATTCGACCTATCATCCCGGAAATGCTCCCGCTGATTAAACGGGCCATTGAGCTGGCGCCAGGACGCTTTGTTTTTTCAAAATACGAAGACAAACCGATGAGCGAAGGCTTTCACATGAGCATCAGCAGCAACCTGGTTAAGTTCATGCTGAAGGCTTATAACGAGCAGGTCCCACACTTTACTATTCATGACCTACGCAGAACTGCGCGAACGAATTTCTCAGAGCTAACTGAGCCGCATATCGCCGAGATAATGCTGGGGCACAAACTGCCTGGTGTGTGGTCGGTGTACGACAAGCACACCTATGTGGAGGAAATGAGAGTGGCATATGGTAAGTGGTGGGCCCGACTTATGAGCATCGTCGAGCCCGACATTCTGGAGTTCACGCCGCGTCAGGTCGGGTGAGACGGCCTTTATCATCACGGGTTAGATTCAGGTGAGACATCGGCTTACGGGTTGATCGTGACATCTCTTTAATCTGCCAGGCGGTGACTTTAGTTCTTAGCCATTTATTGGGGCCGCCCATGTAAGCGCAATCGGGCTCAGGAAATGGGTTCTCGTTTGGGGCTCTTTTCCTGTAGCGTTCAAGCGTACGTGAGGAAATACACAGCTGCCCGCAGATGTCTTTGGTGCTCATCAGTTCAAATTTATTCGTTGCTTTGCTCATCTTCGTTCTCCAAGGGCCCCAACTGGGGCCGTTTGATAATTCTTTATCAGGACGCCTGGCCGGGAAGGGCACGCAAGCGGCGCATGCTTGTCATTGCCGTGGCCACATAGCTCGCCTTGCGGTTCACCACCTCCACCCAGACCTTCACGCCTTCAACCTTCACCGTATAGGTCTCTTTCATCTTGCTGCGCCCATAGTCGCCGTATCTTTGCTGGTGGGCAGCCAGTGCGATGTCGCATGCCTGACGCGCTAACGGTGATTGCTGGTTACCTCGATTAATCAGTCGCATGGAGATCTCCTTCGATACGTTTAAACTCGATCACCCAGACCCAAGGATTTCTATCCCATTCACCAGAGCCGTAAATGGAATCCCAGAGCGTAGCGAAAGCCCCCCTGGCGCTTAGCTGGTGCTGCGTCCAGCCTGGCTGGTAATGTTTCCAAAAACCTTCACGCAATCGGGCAACCCCCTCTGATCGGGCCTCATCTTCGCTGATGCTCTTTAACTGCTCGACCCGAACGCCGGTGATCTCCAGCGTGATGCGGGATGCCCAGCGCGGCATGTGGATGCTGGGTGTCCAGCGGACATCCTCAGCCGGCGGCACGTTCTCGTAATGAGTTGGAACATGCGCAGGGTAATTAGCCCGATAAAGTTTCAGATCCGGTGCTCCGGCACCTGCCTCCGCCCACGTCTCCCTCACCCAGATACGATCGCCTGGCTGGCCGAACGGGCATTTAGCTAGGAACTGCTCGTTAGTGAAGTCATGCCATACGCCATTGCGATCGCGCATAGAAAAGACGTAGTCCCCATACCATTTGTCGCCTGGCGCACGGTGAGAGATAACCTCGAGCCCGCGTGCCTGCATAGTTCTGGCTGCTGACTGGATGACCCTGCGCGTCTGCGTCTTCCTGCCGTCGAGGATGGCGCGAACCATCTCACCGTTAAAAATCATTCCGCGTTCTTTGCTCATTGCGCGGCCTCCTCAAAAATAACTTCACCCTCAATCCCGCCAACCTGGTAAACGATCGAACCATCATCCCGATATTCCATCGGTGCAGCGCTCCAGCCTTCTCCGTTCGGTTCTTCATCATCACCTACTTGAACAAAGCCTCCGGCAACAACACGGGCGGGATACACTTCACCTTCGGTCCACCACCCCTCGGTGTCTTTGATGCATTTGATTTTCATGCCAATGCCCTCCCATATCCTGCATATGGTTTTTCTCCGACAAAGGCATCCAGGGCTGTAATGTCTTCAGGATTTTTGACGGCATACTCAACAGGCTTATCGTCATACGTTGTGCGATTTTTCTGAACCTTCCAGCCACCAGGCGTATATGGACAGCGGCGAAACTTCACACCATCACCACCAGTGACGTACCAAACTTGAAAGAAGCCTGTTCGTGGCCCGCTGTAGGTACCGCCTTGAAATTTTTCGGCACCTTCAATGACAAAGCGCCATTTACGTTGTTTGCTCATCTTGTCACCGGGAGGGCGAACCCTCCCGCCTCCCTTAGGCCACGTATTCCGGTTTCATATCCGCCAGGGTGATGCTGAACTGATCGTGCAGCTCGTCGCCCAGGTGACGCTTTGAAGATGCCAGCACGCGCTCGGCTTCCGCGAATCGGTCAGCGGCATTCGGCTCGTCGGGCTGGGGCAGGGAGTTGATCGCCGCTTCCACCTTGTTGCGTGCATCCACCAGGTAGTAACGCTTCACGGCTTTGTTTTTCAGCTCGGTGAAGAGGGCAGATCCCAGCGTAGCTTTCGCGGTTTCGATGTCGGCGCGCAGCGCTTTGGCACTATCAACATCCTGAGCTGCTTCAATACGGTCACGGAAAGCGTCGGCCAGTGTTTCGATGTTTTGAGCTGGTTCCTGTGCCGTTTCAGTCGTAGTGACATGGTCACCTGAAATGTCAGCAAGGCTTACGTGCTGCGCCGGTGCTGGGTTTACCTCGCGTTCTTCACGGCGATCATCGAGTTCATCCGGGGTGTAAACGCCCAGAATCACATCCGGGCAGAACAGCCTCGCCCAACGTTTTACAGCCAGGTACGCCAGCTGCTGGCGAGGATCGTCAGCCCATAGGGTAGAGTTTCGGGTGCGGGCCTGAGCCAACAGTAAATCCAGTTCTCTCGGCTGATCTTCACCTTTTAGCGTTGCGCTGATAATGATGCCGATACCGGCCTCGTCAGCAAGGGTCCAGCCCGGGACTCGGTACTCGCCTTTTTCGCCTTTACGGATGTGGAATTTTCCAACAACTTTTTCCCATGGCCCGTACCATTCATATTCAAAGCGGCTGGCCAGCACACCGCTGCGCGAAATGACGGCATTAACCAGCTGCGCTTCATAACCGAGCACACCGTTAATCAGGTGCGTCTTCTGTGCCACGGCAAAGGGATTCATCTGCCACTGCGCCGCTTGCATAGCTACAGCCATGCAGTCGGCCTGATTACCCTGAAGGTGTTTAGGAACAGTCGCGGCGCCTTGCGCCATAATCTGAGCGAACGTGCTGATGGCGTTCAGATACTGTGAATCGAACAAAGCCACGTTTGAGTTAACAACAGTGTTTTGGTCAGTAACCGTAACATTAGTGTTTTGCATAAATCCCCCTTAAGCCTGAGCGCGCAGCGCTTCAAGGCGGCGCAGGTCGAAGTCGTTCAGTTCGTCGGTGTAATCGTCGATGATTGGCGCTGGCCATTCACCTGTGTCGAATCCGGTTGCGATAGCGCGCATCGCTTTGCGGTACTCGAGCATGCCCAGCTCCAGCAGTTCGGCGGATGCCTCGATGATGGCGATCCAGTGGTAGTTCTCGTCTTTGTTGACGAAAATCCAGAAGAACTGGTCCAGAGCCGCGGTTTCGCAGTACATAGCCGCGCTCAGGTGATAATCACGTTCAATAATTTCCCGGTGCAGCCTGGCGCGTAGGCTTTCCTGCTTAACGTTCCACATGCTGATGGTTTTCAGGTCAGCACCAATACGCACGCCATCCAGGTCGATCTCAAGGTCAGGGCGCACACGAACTTCGAGGCCCGTCTCCTCATCAAAGCCGAAGTAACTCACCTCGACGGCGCGGCTCGGGTGGGTCAGCAGCATGCCGGCGGTCGGGTGTGCCAGAAGCGCTTTTTGAATATTCAGCGCGGTGCTCAGCTGCTGGCGGGTGACCAGCACTTTCCCTTCCGGGTTATCGCGCCAGGCATCCATCAGCTCGTCGGCAAACACGGCATCTGGTTTGACTGTCTTCACGGCCTGGATCATGTCTGCTTTGGTACCGGACACTTTCAGTGGCGCCGGTTTCTGTGCTTCCTGAGCCACAAGGTCAGGGTTGATGATTGCCAACTGCTCCAGCAGCGCGTCACGGCTGCCGCTGGTTTTAACCTGCGGCGGCAGGGTGGCGTTGTACTCTTTAATGCATGCCTTCATTGCCGTCGCCGTCTGCTTCTGGTCACCATCAATACGCTGGAAGTCAGCAGGCAGCGCCATATAGTTCTGTGCCGTTTCTTCCAGGTTAGCGCCAAGCGGAACCTGCGGCGGCAGGGTGGCGTTGTACTCTTCCAGTAACACCTTGATGTCGTCGGCAGACAGCAGCGCTGGCAGGCTGGCATTGTGCTCATCGATAAAGGCGCGCAGAGTTGCGGCCGTTGTGAATGCGCCTTCAGGGATTACCGGTTCAACGCTGAATTCTGCGTCCAGTAGTTCAGGCTGAAACGCCAGCGCATGCACCAAGTTGCCCATGTCCAGCACAGCTGAGCGCTCTTTGACGATGGTTTTCTCTACGTGGCGCGCATTGAAGTACATCAGCGACACACGGGCATCTTTCACCTGGGTGGAGCTGATGCCGTTGGCGGCGTGGTAAACCTCGTTCGGCAGACCTTCATAGCGGCCTGGCTCGAAATAAGCAGGATATTCAACAGCTGGTTCTCCCTGCTGCAGTTCTGGCACGCTTTGTTCCGGTTCTGGCTCATTCTGGTGTGCAGGAACGCTATTCTGGCTGGCTGAATCTGTTTTATGGTCAACGCTCGCCTGTTCCTGATTCGCCAGGCTTGGCGCGGCAGCGGCAAGTATTTCTGCCGGTGCTACGGTAACTGCTTGCGTATCAGCTGCATCAGCGCCTTCGCCTGGTTGTACCGGATCAGTATTTTCGACTTTCTCTGGCTGAGTCGTTTCCATCTGCACATCGCTGGTGGTCTCCGCTGCGTTTTCCGTTTTTTGAACTTCATTTGAGGAGGTATTGATGACCGGATCGGTATTTCCACCCATTAGGGCATCGATGGAGAAGATTCCACCTCCGAGATTTTCAACTTTTGGCTTATTGGCTGCTTCTTCAGCGCGTTTACGTGCACCTTCTTCACGTACGCGCTTCAAGTTTTCTTCGTGGGTGCAGCAGGTTTTGCGTGTGTCAGGCTCCATGCCTACTGCTGATGCTTCGTTCTTTGCAACGGGTAATGGCAGTAACTCAACAGCGGAATTGAACTCAGCCGTCATCGTCTGGTTAACGAATTCCAGATGAGCAACCGGATTCAGGTGTATGTTCTCCGGTGCGATGCGCACCAGGTTGAAGATGGCCGCGCGGTTCACCGCCAGAATGCCGGGCTGGTTGCGCAGGATTTTGCTCCACGATTTCCATGGCTCTTCTTTACTTGCAACAATTTCCTTGGCGCGGCGGTGGATGCTGCCCGGGATTTCTCGGTGGTTGAAGTCCATCGGAAGCAGGGCGCAGGCGATTTCCTGATCAAGAGTGTCCAGTGTATGGTGCGCCCTTTCGCCGCGGTCGGTGATGTGGCCGCCATCAGCGTTAGTGCTGGAATCAGTACGCTGAACGCTACTGATGCGGTTCCCGGCAGCCCATTCGCGCGCCAGGATGCCACGGTCAATGTAATCAGTTGCCGCCCAGATTTTGGTGAAACGGAGGACCAAAGCGAGTTCGTGACGTTTCTCCTGGCTGAATACCTTGCGAATGGCGTCGGTGTAGCGCCAAAGGTCCTTGGTATCGTAGCCCTTAATCTCTTTGCAGTTTTCTGCCGCCAGCAGCAGGTTCTGGACATAGCTGTTGTCAGTGTCCATCTCCAGCGCGCTGATAGCTTCGTACTCTTCTCGGACTACGTGGTGGCGTATCTGATCCGCTGTCAGTTGAGAAAGCAGTTGTTTACGGAACGGCATTCTGCACACTGGATAACGGGTGTTTTCGTCGTCGTGCTCGCCGATCTGGATACCGTTATCCGCGGTGACATCCTGAGCAGTTGCAACTCCGGCGTTGCTGGTGCTTTCTGATTTGAGGAGAGAAAGCTTTCCGCTTCTCCACTCTCTCACTAACTCATTGCGGTCACCGGCATCAACTCTCAACCAGTCGGCCATGAAAGCAGCGATTAGCTTTACTTCGTGCTCTTCATCTGGCGCAAAAACCTGCTTAATCGCCTGAACCAGTTTCCACTCAGCGTTCAGGCTGAGCTCGGCAATTTCAGGGATGTCGTTCTTCGCAAGCAGCAGGTTCTGGAGATAGGTGTTGCCTTCATCCAGTGACATTTCGCTGGCAGCCAGCTGCTGCTCTTTGCTGATATGAGTCTGATATTTGTCGCTGGTCAGGTGGAAGGCAAAACGGACCGCTGGAGTCCGGTTTTCAAGCGGGACACTCTCGTCGGTAGTTTCGTCTTTAACGGTCGTTTCCGGTGCGGCAGTGTTGCCCACGACTTCAGGCGACACAGCGCCAGCTTTTGGCAGCCAGGTACGGCCGTCTTCCTGCAGTTCGTAGCGCTCGCACCAGGTGTAATCCACAGCGCCTTCTTCTGGCAGATCGTTGTATACCGGGAAATCGGTGCGGATCGGTTTTGCGTAGTCTTTACCGCGGCCAGTTTCTTCAATGCCGGCTTCTTCCAGAGACACATCGAGTTGGAGATTGGCGCGCGCTGCACTTTTCGCAGTGAACCAAATCACTGCATCTTTCTTGCCAGACTTCTGACTGGCTTTAAGCAGATGGAAAAATTCCATGTCAGATCCTCATTTTTGGATGTAAGATCCCCGGGCCAGAGATAGCGCCCATTGGGTGTGTTTTTGGTTTGGTATAAATTCCGGTGTAACTTTGGTCGGTGGCACCGGACGCGAATCCCGCCTTGCGCGGGGTTTTCGTTATGCTTCGTGAGCCATCTGGTCGAACGAAGCGCAACGTACTGAACAGTAATCACGTTGTTCGCGTTTCAGCTGCGAGCCATGGATGAAGAGCAGTTCGTTTTTAACTTCCTTCCCTTGCTCGATCTGCTTGCGGCAGTACGCGCATTTCTTCAGCATCATTGTCTCCTCAGAATTTCGCCGTGGTGTCAGCTGGAACTTCATAGGCGCGTACAATTTTTTCTACCGGGTAACAGTTTCCTGTCACGTGTTGTTCAACAGCTGCTTGTTCGCACTGCTGCTGGCTCTCATAGACATCAACAACTACGTCCTGGAATTCGCCATTGGTCATGCCAATGGTCAGCACTAATGCAAAAAGAGTATTCATCAGTGCGTACCTGCCGGAACCAGGTGCGGTTCGATTCTGCGCGAAGCATATGGACGGCGTATGTGGCGCAGATTTCCCTGAGGTTCGTGCCAGTAAGTGCCTTCGCTGTAGTTAAAAGAGACCAGCCATGCTGCTCCGGTTCGCTGGTTGCGCATTGGAACAGCGCGACCGCTGTTTGGTACTGGATTAGCTTCTTTCATGAAATAGCCTCCACGAATTCTGCAAAGCTCAGTGCTACTTCACCTTCAGCCAAGCTTTCAAAGTATTCCTCGTATGCCTTTTCCATTCCCGATCCTCTCGTTTGCCCTTGTCGCCAGGCTGGCGGAACATTTCTTAACCTGACAACGGTGCGCGTGTTGTCGATGGCTTAAAGTTACAACCAATTATTTCAATGGTCAAGCGAATTGAAACTAACTTTAGTGATTGAGGGCGTAAAAAAACGCCGGCAATGCCAGCGTTGGAAAGGGGAGAGGGGTTAGCGGTTTAGGTTTTTTATCAGATCACCAACATCATCTTTCAGCTCTTCCAGTTCTTTCAATACGCCCTTTGCATGAATGATAAGGCGTAATTTTTCAGCTTCGGGGAGCTGATTAAAGATAGCAAGAAGGGCCTCTTCGGTAACATCTAGTTTTTTGGGAATACCAAGCTGAGCCATCACCTCAGGATCATCTGTGTCTGGCTGCATGAAGTACCAGTGTTCGGGCTTTCCAGTTACTTCGGCGAGGGACTTGAGCTTCAGACCGCGCGGTATAGAAATTCCTTTCGCCCACTTCTGTGCCGCCTGCGGCGTAACACCAACGCGGCGGGCTAAATCGGAAAGATTCCAACCATGCTCCGTAAGAGCCTGGTTGAACCTGTATGCGAAAACTTTATTGGTTTCGGTATTCATACTTTCCATTTTACAACCCTATGTTTCAGAAGTAACTGAAACAAATTGGAGTAATTTATTTGAAACGTTCAGTTTCAATGTGTATGCTTGTTCACAACCTAAGGAGGAGTCATGAACGAGCAACTCAAGAAAAAAGTGAAATCAATCACTACTCAAACTGCCCTTGGTGAGGCTATGGGCCTTTCATCTCAGGCGGTTAGTCGATGGATGAATTCAGGGAAAGTCCCAACGTCACGAGTTCGTGCGCTTTGTCAGTTCCTGAATTGGCAAATTACACCTCATGAAATTGATCCAGAAGCATATCCAAACCCTACAGACGGGCTGCCAAAACAGGAGTCCTGACCATGCATGCCATTTCATATCAACAAAATACCGGAATAACTCCGGTGGCGATGATAAATCGCAATCAGCCAAGCGCGGCAGATAAGCACGAACAGATCCGCGATGCCGTTCGTGCCTGGGCCGCATCACTGGATAACCAGGATGTCGTTGCCGGAATCATCGTTGAGGAATGGGAGCGACAGGGCGGCGCCGGGCTGGATTTTCCTGAAGACCTGAGCCGTAAGCGTCAGAAGCTATTCCGTTGGCTCGATGGTGATACGGAGTATGCCCGCAAAAACATCAGCCAGCTGTCACCCGCGATCCTCGCCGTTCTACCGCTTGAGTTCCGTGGCCGCTTGGTATCCCAAGACTGCTTTATGACGCGTTATGCAGCGATGGAGAAGGAGATCGGCGAAGCGAAACGCGCGGTAATTCTGAGGGCGCCACAGCATCAACTGGTTAAAGAGGTGAGAGAGGGCATTGAACACCTGCTGGCGCTTCTGCCAGGGGAGGCTGTTGTTCAGGTTCTGAGTGGTCTCGCGGTCATGGGCCCAGGAGTCATGTGAGGTGCACAGTGAATCATGTCGAATTTAAGGTGAAAGCCGCGGTGCACGAACACCAACGGCTTTCGGGTGCAAATACGTCCGGTAGTTGCGGAGAGCAGTATGTCAAACACCGCTGAAATTTACAAATTCCCCACGCAAGAGGGGAAGCAGGAGAGTCGCATGGCTGAACTGGAGAACGGCTATTTGCGTTTAGCCAACCAGATCCAAGATGCCCTGTGTATCGTCGAGCTATCAGGCCGCGAATTCCGCGTTCTGAACGCTATCGTCCGTCTGACCTATGGCTGGTCCAAAAAGTCGGACAGGATCGCCAACAGCCTCATTGCGGACAAAACTACACTGAAGGTGAAGCACGTTTCAGAAGCGGTACTGAGCCTCGCTTATCGGAACATCATCATCCTGCGGCGCATTGGGCAAACCAGATACATTGGGATTAATACCAACCTGGATAAGTGGGCCTACACAAAGCCAAATTGCACAAGATGCCCAGCGGCTTTCCCGGCTGCTGAAGTTGTCACATGGGTTATTTCAATCCCTGAAGTCAGTCATTACCAGCCCCAAAAACAGGGATGGTTATCCCTGAAAACAGGGATGGTTATCCCTGAAAACGGGGATGGTGAAAATAACCGTCAAACCATCCCTGAAAATGGGGATGGTTATCCCCGAAAACAGGGAAATGGATCCCCGAAAACAGGGAACACCAAAGACATTCTTCCAAAGACAAATATAAATACAGATCTAACCCCCTCTAATCCCCCAAGGGGAAAGGTTAAGTTTGACCCGCTTAGTGTGCCGATCCCTGAATGGCTGGATGCAACCTCTTGGGAGGAATGGGTCACATACCGTCGCCAGGCCGGTAAGCCCATTAAAACCGAGATGACAGTGACCAAGGCTTTCAACCTGCTGAAAGAGTGTCTGGACGAAGGCCACGATCCGGTAGCCGTTATAAACGCGAGCATTGCCAATGGTTATCAGGGCCTGTTCAAGCCGAAATTCGCCTTTGGCGGCAGCAAGGCTGGCCGTGACGTGAACCAGATATCCAAGCCTGACAGCAAAATTCCACCGGGTTTCAGGGGGCATCAATGAAAAACGTAATGGGTACTGGCAGCGCACTCGAGCGCCTGAAGAAAATCATCCCGGCCAGCGTTCAGCCAAAATTCACAAGCGTTGAAGAGTGGCAGGCGTGGCAGGAAACCGAAGGTCGTAAGCGGTCCGGCGAAATCGACAAGATGAACCAGCGCGCCCGCTCAGAAAAGATTTTCGGTCGTGCCGGCATCCAGGCACTGCATCGCAGTTGCTCGTTCGCAAATTACGAGGTGAATGGTCCGGAGCAGCGCCAGGCATACAGCATGGCAAAAAGCTACGCGCAGAACTTCGGCGGCGGCAGCTTCGCAAGCTTTGTATTCAGTGGAGCGCCAGGAACCGGTAAGAATCACCTCGCCGCGGCAATAGGCAATCACCTGCTGGGCGCTGGCCACTCGGTTCTGGTGGTGACCATCCCTGACCTGATGCTCCGTGTTCGTGAATGTTACGACGACGGACAGTCCGAATCGTCACTGCTAAACGACCTGTGCAATGTTGATCTCCTGGTGTTGGATGAGGTCGGTATTCAGCGAGGCTCCAGCGGCGAGAAGGTCATCATCAATCAGGTCATTGACCGCCGACTCTCCTCGATGCGTCCGGTTGGCATTCTTACCAACCTGAATCACGGCGAACTGGTCAACACCCTGGGCGCGCGCGTTATGGACCGTCTTCAGATGGATGGCGGTATCTGGGTGAACTTTGACTGGTCAAGCTACCGCACAAAAGTGTCGCACCTGCGTCCTGTTAAATAATTTCGGAAGGAAAGCTATGAAAACCGTAATTCAAGTACTGGAAAAAATGGGCCGGGCGACATACCGCGAAGTGGCAGCCCGTCTGGATATCGACCCGGTTGATGCGCTTACCATGTTACGTGAGCAGCGTGACCAGGGGTTATGCGATTTTGGCGATGGTGGCTGGTTCATCGGTACCGTGACAGGTCAGCCTCAGCAGTCAACGCCAAAGGCTCCTGTGAATCCGGCCCCGCGTCTGAAAGGTGAGGAGCCGGAACCCGTTGATCCTGATGTCGTCCGACAGCAACTGCGTGAGCAGGGGGCAATGACGACAGTTTCGCTGGCCGCGGCCGTCAATCGCAATGCCCGTGGGATGGTCTCTGTACTTCACGCGCTGGAGCGCCAGGGCGTTGTGGTGAAGAACGGGCAGGGCAAAGGCGTAACCTGGTCGCTGCCGGCGTCCTCGACAGAACCGGAGCCAGAACCTGCTGCTGAATCTGTAACCGCAGTCAGTGCTGAGCCTGTATTGGCCGCTACCGCGCAGCCGAAGGATATCGCACAGATTATCAGGGAGATCCCCTCGTTCACCGAAGGGCGAGCAACTGCCCAGACCATTCCGACCGCTCGGGTGATCTCCCGCGAAATCCGCCGCACAAAAAACAAGCTGGCGAGCCTGGAGAAACTGCGCGATGCGGTGCGCGTTGTTGGTCGGCATAAACATCTTGTGCAGCAGCTGGTAAACGCGGAGGTGCAGAATGGCAAGGCCTAAGACCCAAGAGGAACGTAGTCTGTTCATCGCCTGGATCATCGAGATGGTGAAGAAACATGGCCACGCAACGACCAAAGACATCGTCGAAATGTTTGGCCTGCATCGCACCACCGCAGAGAAATACATCCGAGTTGCGGTGGATCGGGGGAATCTCATCCGTCACGGCAGGTGCGGCATTTTCCGCGACCAGCGTGCAGTTATCGACTTTGATCAGAAGCGTTTTTCGCACAGCAAGGAGCCAGTATGAGCAGTCTGTTACTTCTCAAATGTACCAAAGACACCGAGGGCTGGTGGACTGAGGGCGAAATGTACCCAGCCCGTGTGGTTTCCGGTGGCTTCGTTCTGGTCGGTGATGATGACGAACTGGACGGGGAGGGATGGAGCGCAGCGCCGATGGAGTACCGTGAAGATGGTTCAGTTCTTTATCAAGTTGGCGGCGTTGATGGTGAGGTTTTGTTTGAGGAGACACCACAATGAGCAACAAGCACCACAACTTATTAGGCGTTCCGAAACACGCCAATCAGCACCGCTTGTCTCGTCTGACCATGGAAGTGCATACCCATGAGCTTCGAATTTTGGCATCAGAGGTAGAAAGCTATACCGACGAGTTGATAGCAGCGCTGGAAGCCGCAGAGAAGCGTATTGCTGAGCTGGAGGCGCGGAAGGTGACATTACCCGAGCGCTACGAAGTTGAAATATGTCCCACGCAGTCCCCTGATGGGGATTGGTATTCACGCGAGGACGTTTTGGCTGCCCTGAAAACGGCTCGCATCAGCATCAAGGAGGATTAGGGGTATGTCTGACGTGATCCTGCACAATGCTGATTGCTTCGATATTTTTCCAATGATGGCCGATGGATCTGTGGATCTTGTCTGTGCTGACATTCCCTATGGCACCACGCAGTGCCGCTGGGATTCAGTTCTCGACTTGCCACAGATGTGGGAGCAGCTCTATCGCATTGCCAAACCGACGGCGGCGATCGTTCTGTTCTCTGCTCAGCCATTTACCAGTGTGCTGGTATCCAGCAACTTACAGCACTGGCGATCTGAATGGATTTGGGAGAAAGGTAACGCCACCGGCTTCCTGAATGCCAAAAAGCAGCCCCTTCGCGCTCATGAAAATATCGAGGTGTTTTATCGCCGACAGCCTACGTATAACCCGCAGATGACTGATGGCCACAGCCGCAAAACCAGTAAGCGGAAGACAGTTAATTCAGAGTGCTACGGTAAGGCGTTGACGCTGACCAAATACGATTCGACAAAGCGATACCCAAGAGATGTTCAGTTCTTCTCAAGTGACAAGCAGACCGGAAACTATCACCCGACTCAGAAGCCGCTGGCGTTGATAAAATACATCATCGAAACCTACAGCAATCCGGGTGACGTGGTGCTCGATTTTACTATGGGAAGCGGTACCAGCGGCGTTGCCTGTCAGGAACTCGGGCGCCCGTATATCGGCATTGAGAAGGAGTCAGATATTTTTCAGACCGCATGCCAGCGCATTGGTGTTAAACAGGAGCACGCCGCATGATAGAAACGCAACTGCGCTACGCAACAAAGCGGATCGTCGAGCTGGAAAGTTTGCTGCTGGTGGACGTACCTGAAACCGTATGGCCTGCCGAGGTAGTTATGGTCTACAGCCAGATTGAAAACGCCGGGAATCTTCCGGCGCACCACCAGCGCCGCCTGCAGCATCACATCAATCGGATGTGGCTGGAACGAATGCCGGTACCGTCAATTATCGCTGCTGCCCGTTCGCTGGCCGCCGCCATGGAGGAATACGCGTGAGAGAAATTATTGTCGATAACTTTGCCGGCGGCGGCGGGGCGAGTACAGGCATTGAAATGGCTATCGGGCGCAGTGTGGATATTGCCATCAATCACGACCCGAACGCCGTGGCGATGCACACCACCAACCATCCGGACACATTGCACTATTGCGAATCCGTTTATGAGGTAAAGCCGAAGATTGCGACTGCAGGTCGCCCGGTAGGGCTCGCCTGGTTCTCGCCGGACTGCCGACATTTCTCAAAAGCCAAGGGCGCTAAGCCGGTTGAGAAAGCCATACGCGGTCTGGCATGGATCGTGATTCGCTGGGCGCTGGAAGTCGGCCCGCGCGTGATGATGCTGGAGAACGTAGAAGAGTTTAAAACGTGGGGGCCGCTGCTGGACGGAGAGATGCGTCCGGATCCTGAGCGCGCCGGTGAAACATTCGAGGCGTTTATTGGCATGCTGAGCACCGGCGTGCCCGCTGGCCATCCTGCGCTTTTGGAATGCTGTGAGTTCCTGCAGTTGTCACCGGACAGTGAGGAAATGCAGCAGCTGGTGGCCGGGCTCGGTTATGACGTGGACTATCGCGAGCTGCGCGCGTGCGACTATGGTGCCCCGACCATCAGGAAACGCTTTTTCATGGTGATGCGCCGGGACGGGCAGCCGATCGCCTGGCCACAAGCAACCCACGCGGATTCTAAATCGCCTGCTGTCCAAATGGGCAGGCTGGCGCCATGGCGCACCGCCGCAGAGTGTATCGACTGGTCGATTGGTGCGCCGTCTATCTTTGATCGCAAAAAGCCGCTGGCGGAGAACACGCTGAAGCGTATCGGCCGCGGCATACAGCGTTTTGTCCTGGATAACCCGGCGCCGTTTATCGTGAAGTGCAACCACACCACGACGAAAGGTAAATACGACTGCTTCCGCGGCCAGGCGCTGGGGGAACCGCTGCAGACCATTACCAAAACCCATGGATATGCGATAGCCGTGCCGCACTTGACCAAGTTCCGCACCGGTGCCACCGGGCAACCAGTAACTGAGCCGGTACCAACTGTCACCGCGGGGACGTCGGCGCGCCCGGGCGGGAATGGTCATGCTCTCGGTGTAGTTGAGGCAGCGCTTACACCTTTCTTGGCTGGTAACGGCGGCAGTGAGTATCAGGCGAAGCCGCGACCGTTGGACAAGCCAGCGCATACCATCATGAAACAGTCCCGTGCGTGCGTGGTTGCCCCGGTTATTGCCAGGCAGTTCGGCGCCAGTGTAGGACATCGGGCAGACGAACCCAGCGCGACTATTACGGCTGGTGGTGGCGGTAAATCGCAGTTGGTGATGCCCACGCTCATTCAGATGGGCTATGGCGAACGCCCTGGGCAGGAGCCTCGCGTACCTGGTCTGCATAAGCCACTGGGCACGGTCGTCGCTGGTGGCGGCAAGTTCGGGCTGGTGGCCGCGAATCTGGTTAAGCACTATGGCGGGAATTACCAGGGAGCTGGGGTGGGCATGGACGAGCCGATGCATTCAGTGACAACTGTCGATCATCATGCGGTTGTCGCTGCGCATCTGATGGTCAATAACACTGGTCATCCGGGCGGGGAAGTGGGGAAGCCTACGCATACCATCACCACGGGAAATCACCGCGCCACGGTTACTTCTCACCTGGTGAAGCTTCGCGGCACCTGCCGGGACGGGCAGCGCACCGATGAGCCGATGCCGACTGTTACCGCCGGCGGCACGCATGTGGGAGAAGTGAAAACACTGCTTGCATTTGACGGGTACGACGAGCTACGCGCGCAGCAGGCTCTGGAGTTCCTGCGCGAATACTGCGGCCCGGACAGCACCGGGCTGGTGACCATCGAAGGTGTGGTGTACCGCATCGTTGATATCGGCATGCGCATGCTGCAGCCACATGAGCTATACCGGGCGCAGGGCTTCCCTGAGTGGTACATCATCGACAGAGACTACCGCGGCGTGAAGTATGCGAAGGATAAGCAGGTAGCCCGCTGCGGTAATGCCGTTCCGCCGCCGTTCGCCGAGGCGCTGGTGAGAGCAAATCTCCCTGAACTTTGCCAATCGAAAGAAATTGCAGCATAGAAAATGCTTATTATTCAACCCGCTACGGCGGGTTTTATTTTTACTTCCTGACATGGAATTAACATTTTGTGCTCTTAAGGCGTTGACCATTTTTCCATGTAGGTATACTGTATAAAAATACAGTACAAGCAAAGGAGGCCACAATGAAAGTTGAATTAACCATTGATCGTACTAAAAAACTTCCTAATGGCGCAGTACCGGCGCTGGAAAAAGAACTTTTAAAACGACTCCAGAATCATTTTGAAGATTGCAGCCTTGTTATTCGTCGCGCAGGTTCGGATGGACTAAGTGTTTACGGCGGTGAGAAGGAAGCAAAGAAGACGGTCGAGGGGATTCTTCAGGAAACCTGGGAAAGTGCAGACGACTGGTTCTATTAAGATTGCACACAGGGGTAGCGCGCATTTTCAGAATACCGCAATTTGCGAATCCCTTTGATGCTGCTGCCGACAATTTCTAATCGCGTCTGTATGTCGCTCAGGGGGATTTCGTGGAGGGTGTAGCTCAGTCAGATCTACGAGTGACCATAACCGATGGGAAAGGAAAAGAGCTGCTGACGTTCAGTATGAGGGCGGAGGAGCGGTATATAATTTCCACCAACGACAGTTCCATAACTCACAGAAAACTAAGCAGGGACGATCGATACTGGTCGAAGGAAACCATAATGGAAGTTGTAAGGGAAATGACTTCAAAAAATTGACTTGTCACTACGTACGCAATCATAATTCTTGAGCTGGCCTGAACAACCAGCAACCTGACATCGATGCGCCACGGAGTGAAAACCATGGCGCAGTTACAACTCATCAAACAGTCCTCAGGGATCCTGATCCCGGCTACGCCGGAGAGCAGCGATTTACTGCAATCAAAAATAAAGCTCGGCGCCGTGCTGGTGGCCGACTTCAAACAGGTACGCAATCCAGCGTTTCATTGCCGCTTCTTCGCTTTGCTGAATCTGGGCTTCGAATACTGGGAGCCGACCGGCGGCGCGATCTCCTCCAACGAGCGCAAGCTGGTTACCGGCTATGCTAAATTTCTGGCCTCCTATGGCGGCAACGAAGGAGCACTACTTGATGCCGCTGAGCACTATCTTGAGCAGGTAGCGAGCCGCCGCGTCACGAACGGGATCAGCCTCTGTAAGTCCTTCGATGCATACCGCGCCTGGGTGACGATTCAGGCCGGGCATTATGACGCCATAAAGCTTCCGGATGGCACCCTTCAGAAACATCCTCGCAGCATCTCATTCGCGAACATGGACGAAATCGAGTTCCAGCAGCTGTACAAAGCCGCGCTCGATGTCCTCTGGCGCTGGATATTGTCAAAAGCGTTCACGGACCAGCGCGAGGCGGAGAACGCCGCTGCGCAGCTCATGAGCTTCGCGGGGTGATGGGGATGAAGCATACCTGGTTCCATCATACCGATTGCACAACCCAGCAGGCCGAAGAGCTCATGGCGGAATACCAGCGCCGCGGCGTAATGGTAGAGCGCAGCCTGAACTCCGATTATCTCACCTGGACCGTCAGCGCCCGGCTTCCTGAAGGCAATAAACCACCGCGTATAAATCGCCAGTGGCAAAACCGGATATGGGGGTGAGCGTGGCTATTTATCGAAGCAAGAAATGGCTCGCAGCCGTCGGGCAGATCGAACGTTGTGTTCTTTGTGGCGCATGGGGAACGCAGGTGGCACACCGGAACGAAGGGAAAGGCATGGGATTAAAAACTGATGACTGTGCGACAGCTGCGCTCTGTGTTTGCTGTCATAACAGCATTGATAACGGGAATAAGCTGAACAGGGAAGAGCGCCGGCAGCTTATGGATCGTGCGATTGTTCTGACAGTGATTGAAGTTGCCCGCCGCGGGCTGGTGGTGCCCGCATGAAAATTTACGAAATTACGCCGATTGGCAAGCCCAGGATGACTCAGCGTGACCGATGGCATAAACGGCCAGCAACGGCAGCGTACTGGGCTTACAAAGCACAGGTCAGGTTGCTCGGCATCCGTCTGCCTGAGTCCGGATATCACGTCACGTTCGTTATCCCCATGCCACAGAGCTGGAGCAAGGCAAAGCGGGCACAATATGTCGGCAAGCCACATCAACAAAAGCCGGACAAAGACAACCTGGAAAAAGCTTTGCTGGATGCAGTGTTTGACGAGGATAGCCATGTCTGGGACGGACGGGTTACCAAAATCTGGGGAGAAACCGGGCAAATCATTATTGAGGAGGCCAAATGAAGCCAGAAATGCTTGAGATACTCCGCGCGCGCTGGCAGCGCCTTCGCATTTATCGCTACCGAGGATCGGTGCTGGTGGATTATCGCATTCTTCGTAATTTTGTTCGTATCTATCATTCAGCAGGAGCAGCCTAATGAACCTCGAAAACACCGTGAAATATCACTTCGCCAAGTCGACGCTTATTAGCGACTCTCCGCGCGCCACTGGTTCAGATTCGCTGACCGGGACGGATGTCATGGCGGCCATGGGCATGACCCAGGAACGTGCCGCCATGGGATACAGTGCCTTCCTTGGCAAGATGGGCATCAGTTACAACGATCGGGAGAGGGCGATTGAGTTGCTGGCTGAGTACGCGTTAACCAAATGCGATAAGGTTGCCGCGCTGCGCAAGCTGGACGATGCGGTTAAGCCACTGGTAATGCGCCAGCTGGCCACATTTGCTTTCGAGGATTATTCTCGCAGCGCCGCCAGCGTGAAACAGTGTGATTGCTGCTCGGGTCATGGATTCATTGAGGCTGATGTTTTCACGATGAAATCGCACTACACCATGAAGCTTCCACAGTGGGCAAAAGACCTTAAGCAATCTCCGAGTGATTTCGAGGTTAAGCGGCATGTGAAAGAAGTCGCTAAGGTACTTTGCTCCACCTGCAAGGGGAAAAAGGTTGTTAGTTGCGCCTGCAAAGACTGCCACGGGCGCGGTAAAGCAGTGAATCAGGACCTCACTGAAAAGCAGGGCGTGCCAGTTCTGGCCGACTGTAAGCGCTGCGGCGGACGTGGATTTGAGCGTATCCCCTCCACTGAGGCATATGCGGCTGTTTGCCGTATTACCGATGCGATATCTGTTGCCACCTGGGAAAAGTCCGTTAAGCGGTTCTACGACCAGCTGATCACTAAATTCGACATTGAAGAAGCGTGGGCGGAAGAGCAACTCAAACAGATAACAAGATAGTACTCAAGAAAGTAGCGCATGAATTCATAGTGGGCTATTTACATTTCCGGAATCTGTGTTAATTTGGTTCTAACGATGGGTTAATGCCTTCGTTTAAAGCCCTGCGGTTAACTCTGCGGGGCTTTTTTTATGCCTCTGCAATGAAAGCTTGCTGTGCTGGGCAACCAGAGTTATCTGTATGTCACACCCTTAAAAACAGGTAAAAACACATGCAGAATCAACCATATATGACTGCTGAAGCAAAGGCGGTTTATAACGAATTAAGCGCGTCACCAGCGACTGCAGGGGAAATTGCGCAGAATACTCACCTTAGCCGTGAAAAATGCCAGCTCATACTTACGCAGCTGGTAATGGCGGGGTTATCAGATTACCAATTCGGTTGTTACAAGCGCCTCCAGTGATGGGGGCTTTTTTTTGTGGAATGGGCGGCTGGTGGGTGTTGTAGCACCCGGCCAGCCATTTGCTCATGTAGAAGGTCACAAGCGAACCAAGGCCCACCGCTTTAGCGCTAAAGCATGTTGAGCCTACCAGAGACCCGCTTACTGATCTATGAAAAATACTGTAAAAATATCCAGTGCTCAATTAGTGAACACCGATTGCCTTCAGTACCTTGCCCAACTTCCTGATGACTCTGTAGACCTCATTGTTACCGACCCACCGTATTTCAAGGTCAAGCCTAATGGCTGGGATAACCAGTGGAACGGTGATGCCGATTATCTTCGCTGGCTTGATATGTGCCTGGCACAGTTCTGGCGGGTGCTTAAACCTGCCGGCAGCCTTTATCTTTTCTCCGGTCACCGCCTGGCGGCAGACATTGAGATCATGATGCGTGAGCGGTTCAATATTCTGAACCACATCATCTGGGCTAAACCGTCGGGCCGCTGGAATGGTTGTAACAAAGAGAGCCTGCGATCTTACTTTCCGGCCACAGAACGCATTCTATTCGCCGAGCATTACCAGGGGCCATATAAGCCAAAAAGTGATGGGTTCACTGAGAAAAGCAACGAGGTCAAACAGCATGTAATGGCCTCGTTAATCTCCTACTTTAGGGATGCCAGAGCTGAGCTGGGGGTAACGTCCAGGCAAATCGCTGACGCCACCGGAAAGAAAAACATGGTGTCCCACTGGTTCGGTGCCAGCCAGTGGCAACTACCAAACGAGCAGGATTACGAAAAGCTGCAGGAATTGTTCACGCAAATTGCCATTGAGAAACACCACGCTTCTGAACTTAAAACACCGCACCATCAGCTGGTGGCCACCTGGCATTCCTTGAACCGGAAATACCTTGATCTGCTGGAAGAGTACAAATCTCTCCGGCGGCATTTCTCTGTAACAGTAGCCGTGCCCTATACCGACGTCTGGACCCATAAACCCGTCCAGTTCTATCCAGGCAAACACCCGTGCGAAAAGCCCGCTGATATGTTGCGGCAAATAATCAACGCCAGCAGCAGGCCCGGCGATGTGGTAGCTGATTTCTTTATGGGCTCGGGATCAACTGTTAAAGCAGCGATTGAGCTTGGTCGCCAGGCCATCGGCGTAGAACTGGAAGAGGAGCGATTCAACCAGACGGTGAGTGAGGTAAGGCAGCTGGCAGGGGAATAAAAGCTTGGGTCGCTATCGCGGCCCTTTTTATTACCTCAACAGGACACCCGCAACGCAGCGAGGTGAGAGCATGTATCGAATGGAAAAAATCACGACGGGTATTGCATACGGCGCATCAGGAGGGGGGACCGGATACTGGTTGCTTCAGCTCCTCGATAAAGTCTCCCCATCTCAATGGGCAGCCATTGGTGTGCTCGGTAGCCTCATGTTTGGTTTGCTGACGTGGTTAACGAGTCTGTACTTCCAAATCAAAGCGGATCGCCGCAAAGCTGCGCGGGGTGAATGATGTCTAACAAAGCAAAGCTCAGCGCAGCAGTGCTGGCGCTAATCGCGTCAGGTGCATCTGCTCCACTCATTTTCGACCAGTTCATCAGCGAGAAAGAAGGCAATGCACTGGTGGCGGTTGTTGATCCGGGTGGGGTCTGGTCTTTATGTCACGGTGTGACCGTCATCGATGGCAGGCGTGTTGTTAAAGGCATGACGGCCACAGAGGAACAATGCCGCAAGGTTAATGCTATCGAACGCGATAAGGCATTAGCCTGGGTTGATCGCAATATCAAAGTGCCTCTGACAGAGCCGCAGAAGGTAGGCATCGCATCTTTCTGCCCGTACAACATCGGGCCGGGTAAATGCTTCCCGTCCACGTTCTATAAGCGCATCAATTCTGGTGACCGGAAAGGGGCGTGTGAAGCTATTCGCTGGTGGATTAAAGATGGCGGCCGTGATTGCCGACTAACCAAAGGCCAGAAGAATGGCTGTTATGGTCAGGTTGAGCGACGGGATCAGGAAAGCGCGCTGGCGTGCTGGGGGCTGGACCAATGAAAATTAATTCGGGTCTTATCAGCGTTGTCGTTATTGCTGTTCTTTCGGTCGCCCTCGTTAAGAGTTGCTCCGACGCCAGTAGCCTTCAGAGCGATAACGACGTTCTGCGAAGTGACAACTCGATGCAGGGACAGGTGATCGCCACTCAGGCATTCAACTTCAATCGATTCAATCAGGTTGCAGAACATGCCAATAAGCTTAACTCCCTGATCGACACCAGCACCGAAGAAACCGTAATCGAATACCGGGAGATTCTCCGTCGTGAAAAAACCTGTGATCTGCCTGTTCCTGCTGATGTCGCTGGTGGGCTGCTCGAATACGCGCACCGTTTACGTGCCAGCGCAGTGCACGCCGATACCGACGGACCTGACGCAGCCGATGATAGTGCCGCTGCCGCCGGCTCAATAACGTACTGCCAGGCTGTGCTCTGGATTAAGCCGCTGCTGGCCGTGATTGAGAAGGGCAACAATAACTTCGCGGGTATTCGTGAAATAGAGAAAACCAGAGCCTCGCAATAGCGGGGCTTTTTTATGCGCATCGCACGCGCACATTGAAGAAAGTCTTTCAGCTGTGAGCCTGGGCAAACCGTTAACTTTCGGCGGCTTTGCCGTGCGACAGGCTCACGCCTAAAAGGAAATAAATCATGGGTCAGAAAATCATTACGTTGTCCGGCGCTGCGACGGATGTTCTTTATGCGCTATTTTTCCGTGGCGCGCTTCAGTCTGGTGACCTGCCAGCTAAATCTGGTGCTGCTGAGCTTCGGGAACTGGGGTTCGCTGAAACACGCCATACCGCGACGGAGTATCAAAAGGAAAACTATTTCACCTTCCTGACCGCTGAAGGGCAGGAGTTTGCCATTAAGCACTTGGCAGATACGCGCTTTGGTGTTCCTGCTGGTGGTTACATTGGTGGCTCTGTAAATATTCAGTTTGGCCGTATTGAGACCGACCCACGAAAAGGTTATGCCATTAACGTTTGCGTCAGTGATGCAATTAAGACCAACCTGAAGCTATCCCATGAAATGAAAAAAGCGATTTCAGATGTTGTGTCCGAGGAACTGAAGAAGAATATTCAGCCCGGTGGCGCAATCTGGGATTGCTTACGGCAGATTGAAAAAGAGCGCCAGTAAGCTTTTAAAAAAGCGTGGCAGGCGAACAACCAGAAACCAACTGAGAAAAAACTATGAGCGAAGCTAAACCGCAGGATGGCACCACCGTTAAAGGCTATCGAACCTTAACGCCTGGTGATATTGAGCGCATGAATCGCCTGAAGGGTGTCAGCCGACACTTCTGTAATTTACTTGATACAGAGCGTGAGCATGTCAACGATGAGTTATCTGCTACCGGCAACCACTCAGCTGAAGCACACGAAGCTGCCCGCTGTCTCGCCATTGCGCGCACCAAAATGCAGGAAGCCTGCATGTGGGCATGTCGTGCCGTAGCCCGTCCAGACGCTGACTGTTAACCATTACAAAGCTCATCCGCTGGTGGGCTTGATAATGGTTATCTGAAACAGGAATGGAAAGAATGGCAAAACCGGACTGGGGCGAGCTTCAGCAACGGTTCCTGTCAGAACATGCCGCAACCGGCGTATCACCAAAGGAATGGTGTGAAGCGCAGGGACTGAATTACGCTACCGCCCGTCGATATATCAAAAAACCTACTGCGCAAACTGCGCAAAAACCTGCGCAGAAAAAAATGCGCACTGCGCAGAAAGATAAAAGCGCAAATGAGCTGGTGGATAATGATGGACTTACTGCTCAGCAGCGCTTATTTGTCGCGGAATACCTGAAGGACAACAACGCCACCGCTGCCGCTGCACGTGCTGGTTATAGTGACCCAAACTACGGTCGTCAGCTCATAACGAATCCTAACGTTGCCCAGGCCATTGCGCAGCATCAAAAAGCCTCTATTGCGCGCACGCTTGGCAGTGCCGATGAAGTGCTCGCGCAGATGTGGCAGCTCGCCACCTTCGATGCAAATCAGCTTTCACAATATCGCCGCGGTGCGTGCCGTTACTGCTGGGGCTTTGGCCATCAATATCAGTGGCGCGATGCAGTTGAGTTTGAAGAGAAGCTCGCTGAGGCTTTAGCGAAAAAAGGTAAAGAGCCAAGTGATAGGGGCGGGTACGGTTACGACCACAACCGTGAGCCTAACCCTTCTTGCCCGCGCTGTAATGGCGACGGAATAGGCCAGCCATATTTTGCTGACACCCGGAAACTCTCGCCTGATGCTGCTCTGGCTTATTCCGGCGTCAAGCTGGGAAAGAATGGTGTCGAGATAACGGCAATCAGCCGCGAACGAATGTACGAAGCCGTAATGAAGCGCCTGGGCTTGGCCGATAGCGAATTCGCGCAGCGCCTCCAGCAAATCGAAATCGACCGCCGACAGCTGGAAATTGAGAAACTCCGCAAAGAGCTGGCCGGTGATGGTGATGATGACGAACCAACACCAGTGCAGATCAATATTAACGTAGTGGATGCGAGGGAAGACGATGGGGATCAGCCCGACACTTAACATCCCGCAGGCTCGCTTCCTCGCTATGGAGCACAAGTTTAAAGCCTACGTTGCCGGGTTCGGTTCCGGTAAAACGTGGGTGGGTTGTGGCGGTATCTGCAAAGGGATGTGGGAGCACCCGAAAATCAACCAGGGCTATTTCGCGCCGACGTACCCGCAAATTCGTGACATCTTCTACCCGACGATCGAAGAGGTGGCCTTTGACTGGGGGCTGAGCGTCAAAATCAATGAGGGGAACAAAGAGGTTCACTTCTACGAGGGGCGACGGTTCCGCGGGACCACAATCTGCCGCTCAATGGAGAAGCCCGGCTCGATAGTAGGTTTCAAAATCGGTAACGCGATGGTGGATGAGCTGGATGTCATGGCGGCTGCCAAAGCGCAGCAAGCCTGGCGAAAAATCATCGCCCGTATGCGTTACAAGGTTGATGGTCTGCGTAACGGTATTGACGTCACGACAACGCCGGAGGGGTTCAAATTCGTTTACCAGCAATTCGTGAAGGCAGTACGTGAAAAGCCAGAGCTCTCAGCCCTGTACGGTCTGATACAGGCCAGCACGTTTGACAACGCGAAGAACCTGCCCGCGGATTACATCCCTTCGCTGATGAATTCCTACCCGCCGGAGTTGATTAAGGCGTATCTGAGGGGGCGCTTCACCAACCTGACCAGCGGCACCATCTATCACCAGTTCGATCGACGTCTGAATAACTGTACTGATGAAGAACAGGCAGGCGAACCGCTCTATATCGGCATGGACTTTAACGTTGGAAAAATGGCGGCCATCGTCCACGTCCTTCGCAATGGCGAGCCGCGCGCGGTACGTGAATTGATAAAAGTTTATGACACGCCGGCCATGATAAAGCGTATCCAGGAAGAGTTCTGGCGCTACGAGGGCGGGCGCTATGTTGCCTCCAGGCAGATTTACATCTATCCGGATGCTTCCGGCGATTCACGCAAGTCCAATAACGCCAGCGCCACCGATATTGCGCAGCTCAAGCAGGCCGGATTCAGTGTGGTGGTGAACGCCGCCAACCCCCCGGTAAAGGATCGTATCAACTCCATGAATGCCATGTTCTGCAACGGCAACGGTGAGCGCCGCTACAAAGTTAACGTTGCTCGCTGCCCGGTCTATACAGACAGCCTTGAACAGCAGGTATGGGCGGCAAACGGCGAGCCGGATAAATCAGCCGACAACGATCACCCAAACGACGCTGGTGGCTATTTCATCGTGAAGCAATTCCCGATCATCAAGCCCACCGGAAAAGTCACTCAACTACGGATGTAACTCCATGCCTGACATCTCAACACCCAATCTGGACTATGGGAACATGGTCGAGGCGTGGGATATCAACGATGCCCTGATGGGCGGCACGCTATATATGCGCCAGCTGGGCGAGTCCTATCTCCCTCGCTGGCCCAAGGAAGACAAAGAGGATTACAAAAAACGCCTCGCCGTGGCCACGCTTCTGCCAGCCTACGAAGAGACCATTAAGCAGAACATCGGACGTGTATTCGCCGAGCCGATTAAGCTGGCCGAGAATGTTCCTGATCAACTGCGCGAGTATGCGAAAAACTTCGACCTTGAAGGGACGCGCCTGGACGTATGGGCACAGGCATTCTTCGGCCTTGCGATGCAGTATGGCCTCTCCCACGCGCTGGTGGATTATCCCAGGGTGGACACCGAAAAGGTGAAAACCAAAGCTGAAGAGAAAGCTACCGGCACGCGCCCCTATGTCACCATGCTCAATCCACGCCAGGTAATTGGCTGGAAGTCGAAAATTGTGGACGGCAAAGTGGTGCTGACTGCGCTGCGTATCAAAGAGGTTGTGGTCGAAGACGGCGACGACTTCGGCCAGACCAAGGTCGAGCAAATCCGGTACCTGACACCCGGAAAGGTGGAAATTTACCGCAAGGCCAAAAATGCTGACGGTGCCGCGAACTGGGCGCTATTCGAGGAGTGGCAGACATCCCGCCAGGATATCACTCTGGTCACGCTCTACACCAAACGCACCGGGTTTATGTGTGGTTCACCACCGCTTCTCAATATGGCTCTGCTGAACATCAAGCACTGGCAGAGTCAAAGCGAGCAGGACAACATCCTGCATGTCGCCAGGGTGCCGTTGCTCACGGTGTTCGGTTTGGAAGATGGGCAAGAGCTGATAATTGGCTCGTCTTCAGCTACGTCGTTCACTGATCGGCAAAAGCAGGGTCTGGAATACGTCGAGCATACAGGATCCTCCATCGGTGCTGGTAAAGAGTCGCTGGCAGAACTTGTGGAGCAGATGCGCCAGGCTGGTGCGAAGCTGCTGCGTACGGAAAACACCTCTACCAAATCGGTAGACCAGACCTCCGAAGAGAAAATGCAGGAGCAGTCACCGCTCTACACCATGGCTACCAGCCTTGAAGATGCGATCGACAACATTCTGCAAATCATGGCCGAGTACATCGGCGAGAAAGATGGTGGCAACGTTGATGTTCGCACTGAGCTGGATGTCGAATCGACCGTATTCAATCCGTCCGCCGCGCTTGCCATCCAGGCACTGCGCCAGGGTGGTGATATCCGTCGAGCTGATGCGATTAAATCGCTACAGAAGTTGAACATTATTGATGCCGATGCGGATCCTGATGTGGTTCTGAGCGAACTGCTGGCTGAATCATCGTCTCTGGATGCCAGAACGTTAGACGAGGTATAGCATGGCCCGCTCCGTCAATGACCGCCTGCAGGACGAAACGATAGCGCACGGCCTGTATGTAAACCGCTACGGTACTGGCGTCGCTCGTCAGATGGTGGCGCTGCTCAGCAAGATGGATGCTGACCTGGCTGCCAAACTGCTGGTGCTGCTGGATGGTAAGCGTGCCGATACCTACAGCGCTCGCCGCCTGGCTTCGCTGCTGGCTGGTGTGCGTGAACTGAACCAACAGGCCTATGAGCCGGTAATTGATGCGCTGGCACGTGAACTGACGCGCTACGTTGAGTATGAGGCCGGGTATCAGCTTGACCTGTTCAGCAGCATCATTCCAAAGCAGATCCTCAAGCATGTGCCGCTGCAGAGCATAGCGCCCGAGCAGGTATACGCCGCAGCAGTGGCGCAGCCCTTCCAGGGGCGATTGTTGAAAGAGTGGGGGCAGAAGCTTGAAGCCGACCGGCTGGATAAAATCACTAACGCCGTGCGTTCCGGCTTCCTTCAGGGTGAAACGGTAGAGCAGATTGTCCGGCGCGTTGCAGGCACGCCAAAACTTAACCGTGAAGACGGGGTGATTAATGCATCCCGGCGCGACCTGGCTGTGGTGACCCGCACCGCGGTGAATCACATGGCCGCTACGGCGCGTCAGGAGTTCGCCCAGGCCAACAGCGATATCGTGAAGGCCAAACAGTGGTCTTCGACTCTGGACACCCACACCAGCCAGTGGTGCATCATCCGCGACCGCAAACTCTACTCGCTCGATGGCAAGCCGCTGGGCCATGCAATCCCATATCTGCGTGGGCCTGGAAAAATCCACTTTTGCGCGGTACCAAAAGGGACCATCATCACAACTGACAATGGCCACAAAGCGGTAGAGCACATCGAACTTGGGGATATGGCTTTAACCCATAAAGGGTGCTTTGAGCCGGTCATGCAGAAGGTCAGAAAGGCTGCTAATGGTCTCCCTGTCATTAAGATCCAGGATGATACCGGTAGGGTTCTTTTGATAACGCACGATCACCCGGTATTGACGCTTGAAGGGTGGAAATTTGCAGGAGCTCTCAAAGTTGGGGACAAACTTTTCCATCATGGAAAAGAGGTGGTGCCAGTAATCAACGGAAGTGGCCTTGTCACATCTCATGCGCAGGATTACCCAGCCAGACTCCGCCAAACTCTCATCGCGCTTCTGAGAACGACCGAGCTTGTGCCCGCCGACGTCGATTTCGATAGCCACGCCGAGGGATGGGATCGCAAAGTCGAGCAGATAGTGTTCGAAAAGGTGCTGGTGAACCCATCTATCATCATGGGAGAGAGCGAGAAGCATCATTTGCTCGCGATCGCTAATCTTCTCTCTGAATTGGGGTTGCAGCGTTTTGGCTATTTTCTCTCGGTATTCATGGCTAACGTGGCGGTTCTTCATTCGTTCGCTGACTCTCTCGAAATGACCATTGGCAAGATTGGTTGCCTTGATTCTTTCCACGACATCTCCGTTTTGAGTGGGGTTGTTCGCGGTCATGCGAGCGGAGTGGGCGGCCATGACGTCGCTGTTTTCCTTTCTGAGCCCAAAGAAGTGGTGATCGGCTCCGCTGTGGTAGGTGGTAATTCCGCGGTCGATGCTGACACGCTGCTGCTCAGCTCTAGTACGCGTTCTGATGCTGTGCTTAATGGCTGCTCGGGAGACAACACCATTGCCGAGCCCGTACAGCCTCTCGATTTCACGCAAAGAAAGGCCCTTGCCCCAATGCTCGAACTGGATGAGGAATGCGTAATCAATAACTTTTCTCATGGCACTATTGAATCCATTTTTGTTGTCGATAATAGGGATGAATTATACGACCTTTCTGTTGGTGAGGCTAATTCATACTTCGCTAACGGCTTGCTCGTATCAAACTGCCGTTCCGGCGAAATCCTGATTACCAAATCGTGGGAGGAATTGCAGATATCCTCTGGCGAACTGAGCAGCGCCACACGCGCTTCGATGGATGGACAGGTGCCATCGCATACCAGCTATGCCGAATGGCTCGTCAGGCAACCGTACGCACGGCAGGAGCAGGTGCTGGGCGTTACCCGCGCGATGATGCTACGTGATGGCAAAATCACTGTGCCGGAGATGTTCAACGATGCCGGGGAGTTTCTTACCCTGGATGAACTGCGCCGCGTGGATGCGTCGGCGTTTGGTTAATAAATAAGCGATATGGGAATTCCCATATCGGTCAGATCACAGGCTGCCTCCGGGCAGCTTTTTTTATGCCTGCCGCTGAGCGGATGCGACGCGGTGACCGGGTCGGATGACCCACCATTAATGGCCGGAAGGCTGGAGCAAAACAATGAAACTGAAACTTGATGCTAACGGCAATGTGGTCGTTGAAAACGGTATGCCTGTGTACGTCCATGACGACGGCAAAGAGATCCCGTTCGACGCAGCCGCAGCGATGACCAAAATCACATCCCTGAACGGTGAAGCCAAAACTCACCGCGAGGCGAAGGAGCAGGCGGAAGCCAGTCTCGCGAAATTCGCTGGCATCAGCGACCCGACCAAGGCTCTCGAGGCCCTGGAGATGATGACCAAGATCGACCAGAAGAAACTGATCGACGCTGGTGCCGTTGACCAGGTGAAGGCCGAAATCACCAAGGTGTTCCAGCAGCAACTGGATGAAGCGAACGGCAAGAATCAGCAGCTGGAAACCCAGCTCTACGACGAGATGATCGGCGGCCGCTTCGGTGGTTCGAAATTCATCTCCGAGAAGATGGCGATCCCGGCTGAGTTCGTGCGTTCCCATTTCGGTCAGAACTTCAAAATCGAAGACGGCAAGGTCGTGGCCTACGACGGCCAGGGTAACAAGGTGTTCTCCCGCACCAAGCCCGGCGAACTGGCCAGCTTCGACGAAGCGCTGGAATCTCTGGTCGAGTTGCATCCGCAGAAAGACTACATCCTCAAAGCGTCCGGCAACAGCGGCGGCGGCTCTCACCAGTCGCAGCATCAGGCCGGGCAAAAAACCATGAAACGCGGTGCGTTCGACGCTCTTGATGGCGCAGGCAAGCAGGCTGTCCTGAGCGATGGCGTCAGCATCGTCGATTAATCGAAAGGATATTTAGAATATGAGCAATACGCTTACTGGGTTGATTCCTACTCTGTACACCGCACTGAACCGCGTATCCCGCGAGCAGGTGGGCTTCATCCCTGCCGTGGCGCGCAACGCGAAAGCTGACGCTGCGGCTAAAGACCAGACCGTCACAGCGCCGGTGGCACCAAAAACCACCACCGTCGATATCACCCCCGCAGCGACCGCACCGAACGATGGCGATCAGAACATCGGTACCGTGGATGTCAAAATCACCAAATCCAAAATGGCCCCGGTCAAATGGAACGGTGAAGAACAGCTGGCTATCGGGCCGTCAGGTAATTACGACGTCATCCTGGCTGACCAGTTCTCTCAGGCCTTCCGCGCGCTGAGCAATGAGATGGATGCTGACCTGGCGGCGCTGTACTACAAATCCTCTCGCGCAGTGGGCGCGCCGAAGGATACCCCGTTTAGCATCAAAGACGATCTGTCCGATGCGGCGCTGGCCCGCCAGATCCTGGTTGATAACGGTGCCCCAACTACCGACCTGCGCATGGTGCTGGGCGGCGAAGCGATGGCCTCCATTCGTGGCAAGCAGTCCGTGCTGTTCAAGGCGAATGAAGCCGGTACCGATCAGCTATTGCGCGAAGGCATCATCGGTCGCGTGATGGGCTTCAACCTGCATGAATCCGCCAACATCAAGCGCACGGCGAAAAGTACCGCTGCTGGCTACAAGGTCAACGGTGCGAAGAAAGAAGGCGACATCATCGTTGCTATCTCCGCAGGTACTGGTGGGATTGCAGTCGGCACCGCAGTGAAATTCGATGGTGATGACAATCAGTATCTGGTCGTTGCCGCCACTTCTTCCAGCATCACCATTGGTGCGCCGGGTCTGCGTCAGGATCTGGCAGACCAGGCAGCCGTCACTGTGCTGAGCGAGTTTGCGCCAAACATGGCGTTCGACCGCAACGCATTCCTGCTGGCGTGCCGCACCCCGGCAATGCCAAAAGGCGGCGATACCGCCGACGATGTGATGAACGTGACCGACCCAGCATCCGGCATCACCTTCCAGATCGCGCTGTACCGCCAGTACCGCCAGGTACGTTACGAGGTTGGTGTGGCATGGGGTGTGGCATCCGTTCAGCCTGAACATTCCGCCATCATCATGGGTTAACCATAGGGGCTTCGGCCCCTTTGTTTTCAGGAGGCCCAATGGCCGGATTAACCAAAGAGCAGCGCGCGCAGCGTGAGGCTGAAAAGCTTGCCGCGCAGAATGGAGCTGAACAAACTCCTGCCCAGCAGGAACAGCAGCAGGAACAGCAGCAGGAACAGCAGCAGGAACAGCAGCAGGAACAGCAGCAGGAACAGCAGCAGGAACAGCAGCAGGAACAGCAGCAGGAACAGCAGCAGGAACAGCAGGGTATTGAGCTGGTGGTCATGGTACGTGACTCCCCAGAATTCCCTGGCGGCCCGCTGCGCGCAGATGTTCATCCTGATGAAGTGGATAACTGGCTGGCGCTGGACTGGCGTCTGGAGGAATAACCATGCTGGTTGCCGATCCCAACTCTCCAGGCTTCAACAGCTACGCCAGCGTGCCAGACCTGCGGGCATTTGCCGCCGGGCGCGGATATAGCATTCCTGCAGATGATGGTGAGTGCGGTCAGATGCTGATGCAGGCAATGGAC